GAGGAATGCATAAAGAGAGATGTACACCCGAGGATGTTCGGGTTGGATTCGACCGGGGAAGGCGGCGGGTTGCACGCCATATTTCAGCGCGAATGGTCGCCAGAGGTTCTGGGCGTCGAATTCGGTGGACGCCCCTCGAAAGAGCCCGTATCGCAGACAAACATGAAACGCTGCGACCAGGAGTATGACCGCCTGGTCACGGAGCTTTGGTTTTACTTCCGGTTACTGGTCCAGAACGATCAGGTTAGAGGGTTGGACGAGGAGAGCGCAACAGAATTCTGCCGGCGGTGGTATGACATGCTGGGGCCATACATCTCGATTGAGACCAAGAAAAAGATGAAGGAACGGACACGCAAAAGCCCGGACTACGCGGACGCGGACGTGGTGGTGGCGCAGGTGTTCAAGCGCAGGGGCGGCCTTAAACTTTCAAAGATAGTGTATGCGGACGGTACGCCGCTTAACAGTTGGAAAGAGTTCCAGAAAAAGCGGAGCCTGGTGAGCAGTTATGAAGCGGCGGCGATCTAAGCAGATAGTCCTCCGGAAAAGGGCGCTGGAAAAGGGAGAGGAAGGTCCGTTTGACCCGGTGCCTTCGGGGAGCCCGATGCAGACGGCGCAACTCATAGGTGCGCTGGTCATCCGGTTTGTGATGTTTGCCGAGTCGGGGATGACATGGGGACAGTTCCCCGACAAGGGATTGCTGGATGCCATTTTACGCAACTGCAAGGATCCGGAGCTCGCGCAGGAGCATCTGACCAGTCTGTTGTTTCATCACTCAAGGATTCTTGATAACTGCGGTACTCGCGGGTCATCCCTGCGGAAACTGACAAGGGAAGCGTTCCCGGAATACGCGCGGAAACAAATTGAGGCTCCCGAGTGGGAGATTGTGTGAACAAACTGAGACTGGTTAAACCGAGCGAATGTCCTCCGGACGGGTTCAGGTACGTGTTCCCCGAGGACGGCTACGTCGCGCACGCGTGGACTTATACCGACTGGGTTAACGACGCCAAAAGACATTACCAGGTTAACCCCGTGCTGGGAGTGGAGCCACCGGATCTGGTTGAAAAAATGGAGGATCAACTGTGCCAGACACAGGACCCTGGGCGATGCATGTATGACGATATTGGGCGGCCGCGGGTCTCGACTTCAATCACATGGGATGATGTAGCTCGAGGGTTGGAAACATTCCGGAACTGGGTACGGGACGGGTTCGCAACTGTAGAGCAGGTGGAGGCGGAGCGAAGGGCAGAGATATGCAGTCGGTGTTTTATGAATGTCAACGTGCAGGGTTGTAGCGCCTGCCAGAAAATCGTGGGCGAAGTCGTTGGGCAGATGAAAACAAAAAGTGACCACGCACTCAAAAGCTGCGCTGTCTGCAAATGTTTCCTCCGGGCAAAAGTGCATTTTCCGCTTGACACACTACCGGAAAACGAAGAAGCGTTGCAACAGATTTACCCTGATCACTGCTGGTTAAAGAGAGGCGGAACGAATTTTGAACCGGGAAATTTACCTGGAAATCCAGACAAACCAGCAGGGCGCACTGCAACCCGACCAGTATCTGATCCGCAAAATGGTGGGGGTTAGAACCTTGACCGACCAGAGCGACAAAACCATTACCGGGAGCGTGGGTTCGATCGCCACCGCGGAGCAGGTGGACAAAATGCTCGCCAATAGCGGATACCGCATCGTAATTTCAGTGCCCGAAAACTATAAACTGCTCAAACCATAAGTGAAAGTCCATCTCCTGTTCCGGATTGACATTGGCTTTGATGAAGAGCGCGGATACGCCGCGACAGTGTACGATGTGGCCAATGAGCGGATGAAAGGGGTCAAGGGCAATTCGATCGAGCAACTGGTCAGCCGGCTTCGCAACGTGGTGCTGGAAGAGTCGCGGAAGAAGAGAAATTTTCCATTGGAGTCTGAGCCGCGGAGTCCAATCATCATGCCAGAAAGCGGCGACCCGCTCTTTGCAGGAATGTAACACTTATGGATCCACAAACAAAACCCGCAGGAACAACCGCAGCCGCAGCTTCACCCATTCCGCCTACCGACACCCAGTTGCTTGATTTCCTTAACGGACTCAAAAAAAGTTTGAACTACATTTCGGTGGCGACCTCGGGCGGAACGGCAAAAGCTGAAGGATGGTATGTGACCGGGGCGCCCCACCTGAGCAAGACCGCCCGTGAAGCCATCAAACTGGTGTATCCCGGCGCAGGCAGGACTTGAGGAAATGACGCACAAGGAAGAGTGCGAGCGAGTGGAGCTGGTTCTTGAGCAGCGCAGGGTGCCCGAGACCGGGCGGACTGTCTACCTTGCAAAGTGCAGGGGATGCGGCGCCTTTGAGGAACTCACGCAGGAAGAAGCGGACAAACGCTTCCAGAACCGCGCCGGTTACTTCATCCCGACACGCGTATGATAGAAGGTTTCATCATCTTTTTATCGGTGGCAATCCTTCTGGGGTTGATCGATGAAAGGAGTCAACCCCAATGATTGGAGAACGCCTTGCAACACTTGACCCGGAGACCTGGAACAGGCCGAAATCGAGGATTGGCAACGCCGGCAACGCGCGGACCCTCGTCAACCGGCTCAAGTACGAGGATGAAACGCGGATGTACCGTTATACGACGATCCAGGGACTCCTGGATGGCAATCCTCCCTGGACCCAGCAGCGGCTTACTGATCTTGGTCAGGGGCATCGAGCCAATTTCAATCTCCGGGAGGGTGAAGGCATTGTCGATTCGGCTAAAACTCCGTATTACGATCTGGTTTTTGAGGTTCCTTTTTTCGCGCAGATCACCTTCGACATCCCAGGGGTCCCGCCCCATCAGTTGAAGGAATGGAGCGACACCATTTCCGAGGAGTACTTTGAGCTCCTGAGCGCGTGGAACGGGTTTGATCAGAACATCCAGTTGCACCAGTGGCAGATGATTGTGAACGGGGTGGGGCCCCTTTTCTGGCCGCACTCGGTCTCGTGGTACAGTGAAGCCACCAAATGCCGCAAAGTGCTGGTGCCGCAGGAGACAAAAGCGAACACTGACCAGTTGGAGCTGGTAGCCGTATTACACTCGTGGCGTGCCGACGAACTGGAGTCTTATATCAGCGGGGGAGGGGACACCGACGAGGATTACAACGGCTGGAACATCCCGCTGTGCCGGCAGGCGATCGTTGACTGTTCCCATAGGGAAATGCAGCAGACCTGGGGCATCGAAAACTATGACTTGTACCAGAGGGCGATGCGGACGGGCGACCTCTTTTACGGGATTCATCGCTCCAGCCGGATCTATGTTGCTTCGCTTTTTATTCGGGAATTCGGGGGCAAGGTAAGCCACTATATCATCACCGACCAGAACCTCGGGGTGTCCCAGGAACTCTATGCAGGCATGGAAGATGAAAAAGGTTATCTCTACATCCGCAAAAACAAATACGACGGGTTCGAGCAGGTCATCGACCCATTTTTCTTTGACACAGGACCCGACGGTACATGGCACTCGGTCAAAGGACTTGGACCAAAGATTTACGATTTCTGTGATGTATCCAACAGAACCTTCTGCCAGATGCTTGACGGAGCGGTTATTGGAAGTGGTATCACACTGGAAGCTCAAGACGGTGCCAGTCTTGAAGAGACGCAAATCGCACTGGTCGGCGGAGCTACGGTTGTCCAGCCCGGATATAAAGTTGTCCAGACCAGAATAGCCGAAAGCCTCAACGGCGCGATGTCGATGCGGCGCGAGTTGCAGAACGTGCTGCAATCCAACACGGGGTCTTACAGACAGCGGCCGACAGAAGAAACAAGAGCAGAACCAACGCTGGGTCAGGCGCAACTCAACTATCAGCAGCAGGCGCTTTTAAGCAAGGGCGCCACCAACCGGTATTACAATAACCTGGACCGGTTTCATACGGAAACGCTCCGAAGGATCCTTGACCCCGCGCAGTCCACCAAGGTGCCTGGCGGCCGGCAGGCAATCGAGTTTATTGCCCGGTGCATAATGAAGGGGATCCCCGCGCCTGTTCTCAATTTCAAGTTTATCCGCAAAGTCCGCTCCGTACGAAGCCTGGGCTACGGCAGTCCGCAACTCCGCGACATGGCTACAAAGGAACTGGTCAACATGATCCCGTTAATGGACGAGGTTTCGCGCAATCATGCACTCAGAGCCCGTGCGAGTGCACTTCCGGGGATTGGCCCGTCGCAGGTTGACAGTTACTTTCCAAAGATTGAGCAGCAGCAGATCCCCAATGAACATACCTGGGCTGCCACCGCGGAAAACAACGATCTTCGCAATCCAAACGCGAAAGTGATCGTGACCCCGAACCAGAATCACGCAATCCATTTCGATACTCACTTTAAAGATATACAGGAGCATCAGCAGACAGCGCAAAATCCGATGGAACTCCTTGTTCACATGGAACAGGCTGGCGGTCACATGGCGCAGCATCTCCAGAGGATTTCCCAGGATCCAACGCGCAAAGCGGAGATCAAACAGAAGAGCGGAGCCCTCAATCAACTGGCCAAGCAGACCGATCAGTTGCGTCAGAACGTGGAAGAAGCCGCCCAGGCCGCCGCCCGACAGCCGCAACAGGGACAGGCGGATCCCGAAATGTTGCGGACCACGGGCGAACTCGCCATCGCCGGGCAGAAAGCCAAGGCGGAAATTGCCAGGAAAGATCTGATTGCTCGCGCAGGCGTACAGATGAAGGATAAAAAGACCGCCGCGGACATCCGTAGAAAAGATTTCGAGTCGCGCGGGAAACAGCAGCGCGAAGGGATTGGCAGCATTAACGACATGTACCTGGCCAGCAGGGAAAGCGAACACGGGATGCGAATGGCGGGAGCGGAGACCGCGCACGGGATCGCCCGTGACCACGCGGTTGCGGCCGCCGACAATCGCAGGGCAAACTTTGAGACAGCCATGGGCGCGATGGAGCCCACTGAACCCGCGGAGACTTAAGTGACAATCGATGAATTTCGCACTCACGACTCGTTCCCAACCCAGTGGCGGAAAGAGCTCGAGGAAAACCGGCTCCTGCAGATTGTTCTTCAGGTCCTCGAAGACAATGCCCCCTGGCATTTCAAACTCGAGAGCGACAACCAGGGCGATCTTTCTAAAACAAGGGCTGGCCTGGAGCTTGGGACAACCAAGGGATACGCAATGTACGGCGACCGACTGAAACTTCTTGCCATCCGCAAACTTAAACGCGAAGAACCAGGTATCAGCACGTACCAGAAACCAGTTGACCCCAACCAAATCCAACCGCAACAATGAGTGAACCGCAAATCGTACCGCCAACCCCCGCAATCCGGCAGGGTGAAGATCCCGCGAACATCCAGACCGGCCCCGAAGGGGCGAGTGACGCCCAGACAACCAAAAACGTACTGGACATTTTTGACAAGGTGATGCCTGCCATGGGCGCTGAGAAGCCAAAACCGCCTCTTCCAACCCCGCCCCAGCCCGAGCCGGCACCTGTTGCCGATCCCACGCACCCGGCGCCTCCGGAACCCGCGCCAACTCCGGTTCCGGAACCCGCGCCAGCGTCAAAAGTACCCTCTTTTATCGAGGAACAACTCCGCGGGACGACGGCTCCGCCACCGGAAATGCCCCAGGCGCCTCTGGAAGAGGTGTTTCCAGAGCAACTCCCCGAGTTTAAGACCCCGGAAGAGCGCACCAGCGCCTATAAAAAGTGGCGGGGCGAATATAACCGTCTCAAAGAGGAGAATAAAAAGCTTGGGGAACGGCCGGCGCAAGATCCGGCACAGGTTGATCGGCTAAAATACCTCGAAACCGAAAACAAAGGGCTCACCGAGCGCCTGAGCCAGCTTGGCGTCGAGCAAAACTCTGAATTTCAGCGCAGCGTGCTCCAACCCATGCACAACGCGTGGCAGGCAGCCGCGCGGATCGTGAAAGAGGCTGGTGGCGACCCGCAGGATCTGGCAAAGGCGCTGAATCTGCAGGGAAACGACCAGTACGAAGCCCTGGATGAGATTTACAGCGGCATGCCCGAGTCGGCGAAGCTCGACATCCAGCAGCATGTCAACGCCTACCGGCATTTTGCCCAGCAACGGGCTTTTGCCCTCAAGGATGCGCCCAAAACGCAGGCTGAACTCAAAAAACGCGAACTGGAGCGTAATTACGCCTTCATCGAGAACCAGAAAAAGGAAATGGGCGTCCTTTTTGATACCGCGGTCTCCAAACTGCGCGATGAAGCAAAACTGGAGGTCTTGCAGCGCAGCAATGATCCAAATGACCAGTGGTGGAACGAACAGGGTGATAATTCGCTGGCGCTCTCCCGTGAACTTTACCTGGAGAACACCGACATGGGGAAAATGGCCATGGCCTGTGTTCTGGCGCCCTTTGCCGATGTTTACCGCAAACTCTGGTATTCTGCCATGCAACGGGCTGATAAAGCCGAAAAAATCCTCAGTGACAAGTTCGGAAGCGAACCCACAATCTCTGAATCCAGTGGAAACCAGGCTGTGCCCGGCGCGATGCCAACTTTACAGGAGGATTTGAAGAAACCATTCGGCGACGTCTTCCTTCGCGAATTTCATCGACAAAGAGCAGCAGGAGTCAGATAAAGGAGAAAAACATGACAACAAAACAATCATTCGGCGGCGGCTACGGTCTCAACCGGCACACCGGCGGCGCAAGTTCGCTTACCACCGCGCAACCGGCGATGAAAGGTGTCCGGGTCAGTCCGGGAAAAGTGAGCGCGAGCGCAACCGGCAAAACCGGAAAGAAACACTTCTCGGGCGCCAAATCGAAGACTTAATGGCAAAAAAACGTCCATCGAAGCGCAAGGGCAAAAAACCGCCCATGCCCTATTGAGAGTATTCGTTCCGTTCACAAAACTGCGGTGCGAAACGTTCATGGCTTGCCCAGGGGCGGTTCTGGTGCCGTTGCGTGATCACGAGAAGGACTACGGCCGCTACTGGGACGAGCGTTGGCGTCTGGGCCAGTCCTTTATCAACGTTGAACAGGACGTTGTTCCCATTGCTCCCGTCCTGGAAGAAATGTGGAACTGCCCGGAACCTTATTGCAAAACCGATTACATCTACCCGTGGACAGGTAGCCACGTTGATGTTTCCCCGATCGGTTGCGCGAAATTTTCAAGCGAGTTCATCGCGCGGCATAACACACTGATATTTAACGGCACCACCTGGCACGAACCCCAGTACATCATTATCAACGCCAGTCTGAACAAGGCGCACCTGCATCAACCCGCTTCGCTTCATCTCCACGTGGAAGCGAGCTGGCCTCTGGATGTGCGCCGCTTGTACGGAATTTAAAATTACCTCTTGACAAGTTTTTCTCCTAGGGCGTAATCTCGCGCCGACGTTAAGCCGGCCCGTCACCGGCAGGGCTACGAAAAAAGAGATTTAGTCCCGGTCTCAAACAAGCGGCTGTAATCCGGAAGTTCAGCCACCCGGAAAAGGCTCGATGCCGCTTCGCGATCGAAGTGGAGATTTCATCGGCCGCAACTGTTTGAGACAGAAAAGAAAGGACTAAATTTTTATGGCTTGCGAAGCTATCAAAAATGCTTTCTACGCTCTAACAGGACAGGTATCTCCGCGACTGTACAATCGCATCTCGATTAATGACCCATGGGTGGGTTATGTTGAAAAAGGCGAGTGGCCCACGGGCATGGGCTTCACCATCAACTCCATGATGCTCGAGCGCACGCTCACAGACTCGGAGACCGGAACGGAATGGGTAGCCGCCACGCCAAGTGGCAGTGGCGACGTCGCGACGACGAACAACAACTGTTTGCCCACGCCCGAGGTCTTGAAGTTCGGTCAGACTCTGACCGCCTTCACGATGTACCGCAGAAATATCCAGACGGAGAATTTCTGCATCAACGACCTGCAGAATGATTTTATGATTTCGCAGGTCCTCAGTAACGTGATGGATCAACTCGAGACCGTCACCGAATGGGTGTGGTCGAACCGGTTCCAGAATGAGTACCTTGCCCTCTGCGATCACAAGATCACGGAGAAAAAGACAGGGTTCAACATCAACGGAACCACGTTCGACTTTGCCGGCGACCCGCCGACAGCTCGTCTGAGCAACGGGACACTGGAAATGCTCTACTCGCAACTCGTCCTGGACGGTGCGGTAGCGACCTCCGGCGCCATCGGAAAAGGCATGAACGATCAACCGATCTTCAACCTTTTCACCGACGCCGTGACCAGCCGCGACCTCATCCGGCAGGATCCCGATTTGCGGATGGACTTCCGGTACGCAGATCCCGACAAGCTCATCAACACGCTGGGAACTCCCTACAGTTACAACGGCTTCAAGCACACGTGGCTGAAGTTCCCGCCGCGTTACGACGCTGCCGGCAACAGGGTCTATCCCTACCAGGCACCGGTAGGAACATCCAAGGGTTGGAAACGACTGGTCAACAGCGCGTACATCTACGCGCCCTACCAGATCAGTTTCATTTTCATCCCCACGGTGTTCACCTGTCTCTACGAGCGTCCTTCGACTGCGCCAGGAGGCGGAGTCAGGTTCGATTACGCATCCCACATGGGCGAGTTTCAGTTCCTTGTCATTCGTGACAAGGAGTGCAACCCGCGCGGTGAACTCGGTTTCTTCGACGCGCTATACGCGTCGGCGAGCCAGCCGGGGCACACCTACCTGGGTTACGCGATCGCGCACCTGAACTGCGCTCCCATCCGCATTCTGAAGAATTGCACGGATTACAGTTAAATTTGGAAAGGATGCCGCGTCCTTGTGGTTACGGGGTTTAACTGCAGGGGCGCGTGATCCGGTTCAAACTTTATGATTCCTGCACCTCTGGAGCTACCACCCATCTACCGCGGGTGCGATTGGCCGGCCATCATCCTTGTCTGGGAAGATCAGGACGGGGATCCAATCGACATCACCAACTTCACTCCCTACTGCCAGACAGTCAACGGGGTGGACCTCAATCCCGCAAAGACTGACGCGCCCAACGGCGCCACCACCCTTTCCATGGATAAAGAGCAAACGGCCACATTGAAACTCGGAAAGTTCGATTGGGACTGGATCTGGAAAGAGACCGGCGACAACGGCACAAAATATCCGCCATTTCTCTACGGCTCCATCCTGGTGCTTGAACCGAAGACGCACAAATTCAACGGCGCATGAGCGAGCTTAACGAACCGGTAACAGTCAGGGTTTTTAATCCAGATGCGCCATTTGGCGGAGTCAGGGTGACACTTCCTGATGGCGGGGTGAAAATGGTCGTATTCGACTCCGGGAGCCCCGTCCGGAGCGTGTTCGGTCGCATCGGCGACATTCTACCGCTTTGCACTGACTACGATGAGTGTTACGCGCCACTGGGAACCATTGGCCTGCCCGAGGGCGGTCTGACAGGCCAGGTCCTGACCAAGATTGGTGACGCATCTTTTGATGCCGACTGGGCGACACCCACAGGTCTTCCGACAGGCGGCACCACAGGACAGGTGCTTTCCAAGGTTTCCAATACGGATTTTGACGCCGACTGGACTGACCCCAGCGAAACGCCCCTTGCCGATCCGACCGCCACAGTCGGGCTCACGCCGGTTATCGGGATCCTCGGGACGGCGATGCGAAGCGACAGTGCGCCGGCCCTGGATCAGGGAATCGAACCAGAATGGACGGCGCTTCACATATTTGACCTTGCCCCGAAAACCGAGGCAATTCCGGTTGATCCGGATGAGCTCACCAACAAATCCTATGTTGATTCACTGACTGCGCCCACTGGCTCGAGGCTGCTTTCCGGCGGAGGCGTGAGCTGGGACGGAACCGGTTTTGATTTCACCATTGCCGCGGCGACTTACCTGATCAACGGCGTCCAGTTCAATTCCGCGGAAACAGGTGTCACGCTCGATGCGAGCGATCCTACTGACGATCGGATTGACGTTTTCTACGTGGATGTGGACGGGTTGGCAGGCGTCCTCACTGGCACACCAGGCGGTCCTCCGGTGGAACCACAGGTTGATCCTGCCACCCAGCTACGGTTGACCTCTGTCATCATTGAAGCCGCTTCGACCGACCCCGGTATTACGCTTGAGAATATCTACCTGGAAAACACCGAGTGGACGACTGCGGTCTCGGGCGGGACCATCAACGCCGATTCCACCAACAACCCTTTTGCGGGAACCAAATGCGTGGAGGGCACCAATACAGCGAGCGGCAACTACGTCCAGTTCACGAAACCTTCCGGGACTCTCAGCCTGCAGGATTTTCCCACGATCACACTTGAGTTACGCTCAAAAGCCACGTGGCCCAACCCAAAATCGTTGAACCTCCAGTTCACAGACGCGACTGGTCCATTTGTCAATGTCGGGGTACCGGTCACAATCAAGCAGGGCACGTTCGGGTTCGATAGTTCTATTACCAGTGTCTACCAGTTGATTGTCATTCCAACCTCACTCTTCAGCACGGGCAACAACCCGATCAACAGGTTAAGAATCACCGTGGCCGGAGGCGGCGGGAACATTGGTTGGTACATCGACAACGTCATACTCCAGAGCGGTGGCGGAGGAGGAGGAACTCCCGGCGGAGATTTTTCCACCAACACCAATACCGCGGTCGTCAATGAGATTGTGCTCTTTGCTGACACCACGGGGAAACTCGGGAAACGCGCCACTGGCACGGGGGTTGCCAAACTGACCAGCGGAGTATTAGGCACGGCATCGGCTGGAACCGATTATGAGTCACCGCTTACTTTCAGCGATTCGCTGAACCGCAACGTTAATACGGTCAACCTTGACAATGACAGTGACACTCCAGGTAACTCAATGCTCTATGGCACCAATGGCGCTGGCGTTAAGGGTTGGTACGCGCAACCGGCAGTCAGCGTTATCCGCAACTTTACTTTCGGAGCATCCGACACGGGCGGACTATCCACCGGAAAACTCAACGGATTCTGGACCTGTCCGTTCGACGGGACGATCACCGGATGGAACATTACCGTCGATGCCGGAACCCTCACGGTCAAGATCTGGAAGATAGCCACAGGCACCGCGAAACCCACCGTCGCCAATTCCATCAACACATCAGGCATTGGAATTTCAACTGGCACTGCGGTCAGGAGCAGTGTCGTAACAGATTTCACCACAACTGCCGTGACGGCAGGCGACATATTCGCCGTGGAGATCACCGCAGCAAGCGGGGTCACCGAGTTGGGTGGCGCAGTAGAAATAACACAAACCTAAAGGAGAACAAACAATATGGACGGACCATTCTATCAGGACAGTCGTGCGCCATTTATCACTGGTGATATCACGGCAGTCACAATCGCGACAACAAACAAGGCACTCTACCCGGTGACCAATTTCCCGGTGCTTGGAGGTAACTACTTCAACTTCATCGGGAAAGCCATGCAGATCGACATGTTTGGAAGGATCACCACAGGCACGCTAGGCAACGGCCAGTTCGCCGTTTACTGGGGAAGCGGGGCTGATGCCAACGGAACCATCGTAGCTTCCAGCACGGCAACCGCCTTTGTGAACAGTGCCACGAACATATCGTGGAAAGCACAGTTTACCATCCGGTGCCGCTCAATCGGATCGACGGGCACGCTTTTCTGCACGGGTTGGTCGCTCTTTGGAGTGGCTGCCTTGCTTAGTACCAATGCCCCCATCCTGATCCCAGCCACTGCTCCGGCAGTTTCTGGTTCCCTTGATTTGACTGCTGCCAACATCCTCAGTGTGCAGTTCAATGCCTCCACGGCAACTTCCACTTCCATGCAGGTGCATGAACTCATGGTGACAGCCCTTAACTAAATGCTGATCCAACGCCAGCCAATTCCGTTTTTCCGGCTGCTAAGGCAGCCCAGGTATGGGACCGGTCTGGCGCGGCCTGCGGCGGCAACTCCTCTTGCGCTCGCTCCCAATGTTGATTTCGGAACGGCGTTCACGGAGTTTTACTGCAACGCTTCCACCGGGAACAACATGAACGGCGGGAGCGACGAAGGCTCTCCCAGTTACACCAGCACCAACGGCAACTGGAACGGGACAGCCACCTTCACTCCTGGCGACAGTTCCACTCCGTTTGAAACGGTGACGCCGGGGCAGTTTGCCCACGTTTTTATCGATGGTTCAACTACGCCGGTCTACGTGGCTCGAGTTCTTTCGGTTGGCACGGGAGTCAACGGGGTGATTACCCTGAGCACGACCGCCAAGGCGGGAACCGCGCCGACTTCCAGTGCAACGGCCCGTAGCATCCGTGTGGGCGGCGCGTTCAAGGGCCCTAGCGCCGCTGTCGCCTGGCCGATGGCGACGAGTTTCACGGCGGCTGTGAACGCAGCCGCAAATCCTGTCCGGATGAACTTCAAAAATAACGCTGCCTACTCGTTCAGTACGACCATAAACACTGCGATAGCTGTGCTGGGTCAGGGTTATGCTGACACTCCCGGAGATGGAGGAAAGGCAGAGTTAACCGCTGGTGGAACAGGCATTCAAATGTTTAACGGTTCCTTCGCTGCGGTTGATCTTATTTTTCACAATACCGGGGTGGTAAGTGGAGCAAATGAACTGATGTTCTCGACTGGTTTTTGCTTTTTTCTCCGTTGCGTGTTCCACGACAGCCGTGGTCGTTCAGTCACCATCAGCAGTGCTGGGAATTATCCGTCAATGTTTATTGAGTGCGAATTTTACAGGTGGAACCTCGCCAACGGAACGAGTGGAAACGGAGTCCAATGCTCTGATGACTTCGTAATGTTTCTAAACTGCTACTTTCACGATTCCGTAGGGGTGGGTCTCGAAATGGCGGCCGTGCAAGTCAGTGCGCTGAACAGTCGTGTTGAGTTTATCGGCTGCATTTTTGATACCATTACCGGCGACGCGATCAGCATTAACCCGAGTGCGACCGGTTATGTGACGCTGATAAACAACACCTTTTACAATATTAGCGGAAGCGTTCTGAGACACCTTACAACCACAGCTTTCCAAGGGGTTTTCATGTTTAATAACCTCATTGCAAAGGTGGAACGATACATTTTTGAAACTTCAAGCACTGGACGGTTTAACCTCGACTACCTCTACAATAACGCGATTGGATCTGGTACTTATGGAGTGAAACTTGGACGAATTAATACCACTGGGAACGCTCCATTTCAGGAATATAACACCATCACCCTGCCTCCCGATGTCAACCCGTTTAACGATCCAGCTACGGGTGATTTCCGGTTGGCTACTTCGCTTTTGGGAAGTGCCGGCAGGGAGAATTTTACCCAGACCGGAAGCGGCAAAACCGGTTCTGTCGGTTTCCCCGACATTGGCGCGGTCCAGAACGTTTCACTCATAAGTCCGCCAGCGTGGGGAGATCAGGTCATCACGCTCCCCGATGCCTACGTGGGTCTTGAATACACGATTAACTGGGTGTTCGATTCAGCGGTGGCTTTAAGCGCCGTGTCCGGCTTATTGCCTCCCGGACTCTCTCTGGAAACAGTGAGCGCAACAGAGGCGCAGATCACCGGGACGCCGACTACTTTAGGCACCTACACGTTCACGCTACGGGCGACTTTTGGCGGTAATTACGCTGACTCGATTTTCACCATCACTGTGCTGGATGCACCTGCAACGGGATTTAGCGGGGTGGGAGGAGGCTAATAGTTGACGCCCATGAGAAACTGAACGGTATGACAATAACAACAGAAACATTGCAGGAGCGGATAACGAAATTGAACGCGGAGCTGGCGAAACTTAAAACCAACCACGAAGCGATTGTAACCCGCCATCAACAGGTGGAAGCGGAATTCAAGCAGAACGTTGTTAATTCGCAGAACCGGTACCAGCAACTTTCCGGCGCCATCGCGCAACTCACAGACCTTTTAAACGGGGCAAACGGGGCGGAACAACCAAAGAAAGGAAACAAAAATGAACCTATTACTGGCGGCGGTTAACACAGGCGGACTGGGCGGATTGCTCATCGTCTTTCTGGTGGCACTGGTGGCACTGGTGATCCTTGGCGGACTCATTTGGGCGGTGGAGACCTACATCATCAAGGGATCGCTCCCCAACCCGGTGAGACTGGTGATCGGGTTGGTCATCATCGTCATCCTGGTGATCTACGTGATCAATCATATGGGAGGTTTGTAACATGGGCGACTGCAACACCATCCAGATCATTGAGGAAGGCACGGATCCTAACCTGTCCGAGGAAGGCGAGGTCTCTCTCGCCATCGGTCAGAGCGAGGTTGCTGTCACCTTCCTGCGCCCGAAAATCTCGAGCGGTTATCGGTTCGAGTATCTTTACGTTGACGCGTTCGGTGAGACCGACCCCGGCACCATCGAGCCGGTGGTGACCGCCCAGACGCAATACGGGTTCGTGGTTGAACTGGGTGGGGTTGCAGAAGTCGCCGGCTACGTCCTGCGCTGGCGGGTGGTGGTCAAGGATCTTACCGTACCTTCCGAGATAGATAAGCCGGAGAGTTTCCGGGTGCGGATCTCACTGTTTTCACCGCCTCCGGAAGAGCCCGATGCGCCGCCTCCAACCAATCTCACTCTCACCGTCACGTTCGAGAATCCGCGGAGCTCAACGCTTTACGGGTTCACCGAGTTGCGCGTGGAAAACCTCGATGACAATCCGGCGACACAGGCGGTCATCCATATCCAGGTGGTCGAGAAAACGGAAACGGATTTCACGATCGCTTACAACCCCAGTCCGCCCACTAACAATTATTACCTCGTTGGACGCACCCCATGAATCCACTGATCGAGAACGCCATTCTGACCACCGATCTGGAAGGGAACCTTAAAAACCTTCTGAACCTTGGCGGCCTTGATCCCGTGCCCTCGAACCTTGCCGAAAGCGACGATCCGCGGTTGACCGATGAAAGGGCGCCGATTGACGGGAGCGTCACCAACGACAGCGTTGCCGTAGGCGCGGGAATAGTCCAATCCAAGTTGAACCTGGACGGCGACATCCCGACATCGTGGCTGGGCACCACCAGCACCACTGCCGCGCAGGGGGATCTGGCGGAGTATCTGGCTAACAAAGGGCAACCCGACGGTTACGCCAGTCTCGATGGCAGCGGCAAGATACCAAGTGCCCAGGTCCCGACCGATGTTGGCACGGGCACGGTGACCAGTGTCGGGCTCACCATGCCGGCAGAGTTCGACGTGGCCGGAAGTCCCATTACCGGTTCCGGATCCTTTGGCGTAACATGGGGGGATGTCTCTGACCTCTCGTGGTTCGGGAACAAGGAGGGTCTGGCGGGTCCACCGCAATTTTACACCGACCCGTTGCCGGCAGATCTCATCCCGGATCTGGACACTGCCAAGGTAATAAGCGGCGAGTTTGATCCTCTTCGGTTGCCCGAGGCGGTCGGTCTTGGGGGGAGTCATGCCAGCGGCGCCGTTCCGGATCCTGGCGATGGCAGTGGTGGCGCACTGGCCACTGATTACCTGGCGCGTGACATGACCTTCAAGCCGGCTCCGGAACAGAGCATTCCGTACCAGCCTGGGATAGACACCCCGACACTGACGCCCAGCAGCAATATCACCGGGGACCAGACGGTGGTCTTCGCCTGTGACACACCTGGGGTCCAGATGTTTTACTCTTTGACCAGTGCCCTCACGGGGTTCATCGAGATCCCGCCGGAAAGCTACATCTCGCTTCCGCCGACCGACACGGTCTGGTGTTACGCCGCCAAAGCCGGTTACAACAATTCCGCGATCGAAGATTACACAAACCCGAACCCATGATCCCTCGACTCGAAAACGCGCAATTGACCACCGACCTCGACTTCGACGGGTTTGTTTTTAACAATCCCGGAGAGTTTTTGCCTGTCCCGGACGGGTTACTCGACATAGACGACCCTCGTTTGAGCGACGCTCGACAAATTATCGATGGCACGGTCACGAACGATTCAGTCAACGCCGCGGCAGCGATCGAGCAGTCCAAGCTGGATTTGGACGGCAATATTCCGGCCGGGTGGCTTGGTTCGGGCGCAGATCAGGCTGCCCAGGGCGACCTGGTTGAACTCGTGGCGAACAAGAATCAGATCAATGGTTACCCAGGACTGGATGCCAACGGGAGAGTTTCCAGTGGGGATCTCCCTTCCACGGGGCCGGCATCGGGAACGGTCACCAAGGTGGGACTGGCGTTGCCGTCAGAGTTTCTGCAGCCTTCCGACGTTATCTCGGGAGCGGGAACACTCGATGCCGACTGGGAAGATCAACCCGACAACAGTTGGTTCGGCACCAACGGAGACAGCTTGCGACCGACTTTTCTGACCAGCCAGATCCCGATGGAGCTCATGGCAGACATCGACGCCACCATCTTTACAACCGGCGTGTTCCCCGTGGAACGTCTGCCAGTTGCTGTCGGACTTGGAGTTGGTCACGCGCGGGGTCTGGTGCCGGATCCGGGCGACGGTGATTCAGTCGGCAACTACGACGATTACCTCGGGCGCGACATGAAGTGGAAGACCCTCCAGTTCATTGTTGCTTATCAGCCGACACTGCTTTCGGTGCAACTGACCATTCTCGGTTACCAGGCGGACGGCGCACTGGTAAACGTCAGTTGTCCATCCAAGGGCGCCTCGGTGTTCTACCGGGTAACGAATCCCGCGGCGCTTCCTCCCGTGCTTCCATCCTTCGATATCGCGGAAACCAACCCGTTCAACATCGTGATCGAGCCTGGAGATTTCATCGAGGCTTACGCAGCCAAGACAGGTTGGAACAATTCGCCTATGACCAAACTCACACCACCCCCACAACCGGAGACCACGTAATGGACGGAGCACAATCTTTCATCCGCAACGGGCGTGCCCAGAACGATCTGGACATGAACAGTTTCAAGTTGCTGAACCTCGACACCTCGAACCTGCCGCCGGTAGGCATCCCGCCTACCATCAATCCACCGGACAACCAGTGGTTGCACGCGTGGGACAGCACCGCGCAGGAATGGACAGCCACCCAGCCGCGGTTCCTTGATCTGTCCGGCAACCTCACCAACTCACAGATGCTGGCAATCACCCGTGTTGGAACCGTGTCAGTTGGAACATGGAGAGCGACACCATTGGAAGCATTGTACGTGCCCACACTGAACGGGATCCGGGCACCGACAGGAAACGTCAGCCTCAACAACAAGCGGCTGACCGATGTCGCCGATCCGGTTGACGACCAGGACGCTGTCAACAAGCGGTTCATGGATTTATTGCTACTGGGACTCAACCCGAAAGAGGCGGTCAAAGTCACCCAGACAATCCGGCTGCCGCTCGCGGGACTTTACGTCCTTGACGGTGTGCAACTTCTCGAAGACGACCGTGTGCTGGTCAACCGGCTGGATAGGTCAGACCCGGATGACAACGGGATTTATATTGCGTCCACGGGTGTGTGGACGCGCTCTGAGGACTGCGATGAAGCGGACGAACTAAACCGCGCCTACTGCTTTGTCCTGGAAGGCGACGTCTACGGGGGCACAAGCTGGGTGCAGGTGGAGGAGGTAGTCAATGTCGGCAGCGACAATATCATTTTCGTCCTGTTCTCGTCCGGAGGCAGCATACAACCTGGCGACGGGCTCGAGTTGGACGGCAACACGCTGAACGTTCTGGGAACTACGGACAGGATCCTGGTCGGCGCAACGGTGGACATCGATCCTGCCTATGAAGGTCAGACGTCAATTACAAAACTGGGCACGATCGATACCGGCACATGGGAAGGCGAGACCCTCATGCCTGCCTACGGTGGCACCGGGAAAAACAACTCCTTTTTCACTCTCGAACTGGCGGTGGACGTCAGGGTGGTGGATCTCGGGTTCATTCCGCTGCCGGGACTGGAGCTCCAGGTTAACGGTCCAACCACAGTCAAACTGCCTTCCGTTGGAACCCTTGCCACTCTCGCCGGCAACGAAACCCTCGCCGGAAAGCGAATCACCAAACGCTCTTTCTCCACTGCCAGTACCGCTGTGCCGGCGATCAACACCGATGCCACGGACAGTTTTATGATAACGGCGCTGGCGACCAATATCAGCAGTTTCACTACTGGAATGACCGGCACTCCTGATCACGGGGATGAACTGGAGATCTGGATACAGGACAACGGCATGGGTCACACGATCGTCTGGGGCAGCATGTGGATTGAATCGCCTGATCTGACGCTGCCGCTCATCACGCAGGTGACCGGGTGGCTTTACATGCGCTTCGTTTTTAATTCCCAGGCGGTAGCAGCACCGACTCCTGGGAGATGGGTTCTGACAGTCAAACTGGAAGGGATAAGCTAATGGCGCAATTCGCAAATTTTCCTCAATATTTTCCGTGGTGGTACCAGATGATGGCTCTCAACGAGGAACCTTTCCCGGCACCCGGACCGAATGTTCCACGCTACCGTTCTATTGAGAATATTATTCCCGAGGAAAATGAACCGTTGCTGCCGAGAATTGGCGCCGTTGACCCGTTCGCGGAAGGTTACCCGGAGCCGGTAGGCAATGCACCCTCACCCACACCGGCAGCGACGCCGGCATTCAATCCGACGGCGACTCCAATATTTACGCCAACACCGACCGCAACGTTTACGCCCACGCCAACGGCGACTTTCACTCCAGGTCCGACTCCGACTGCAGCACCTGTCAACGTGTCACCAAACATGATCACGACTCCAGTGCCGGGGTTTTACAACCCGCCGCCAAATCAAACCATGGCACCGGCGTACGTGGATCAGTATCTGTATCCAGAATACTTCAATCCCCCGCCTGGCGAGACCATCGCGCCGGCTCCAGTGGACCAGTATTTCTACCCGCAAACCGCGGCTCCGTACAACCCGCCGCCGAACGAGAGCATGTATCCCGATTACGTCACCGCACCTGACTGGATGAACCCAGCGCCTAACGAGGAAATGACGGCGACTCCGGTTGACCAATACATTCCTTACGATCTAGCAAACCCTGCTCCAAACGAAGAGATGGTGGCTACCCCCGTAGATCAATACCTGTTGCCAGAAGAAACGGAAGAAGGCGAAATCGCGGTCCCTCGAGCGGAACCTGTGCCTCCGGAGCCAGCCGGCATTTACGATCTTGTGCCGCCGCCAACCATTGAGGACATAGACTCGATGGGGCTCACCCCGTTCCTGCGCTCGCGCTACAACCCCTTCTACGGGTTTCTGTCCACTTCGCCCACCATCAATTTCGGAGGCGGCAGGGCAGGAGTGGCAGGAGGCGGCTCCGCATTCGGTGCAGGCGGTTCAACAGGTTACTGGGACGCGCAGGGCAATTTCTGGAGCGGCATGACGCCTGTCCCAGGGTCAACAGCAGGGGAACAGATGAGCAAGGGCTCAGAGGGTGGCTACATGGGACGCCCTGGAGGCGGCATCTACGGGATTCTGGCTGGATTGGGCGAACCTGGAGGCGTAGGAGGCGGCCCACACCTGAATGCAAAACAGGTATGATTAACGACAAAAACAGGATCTTTGACGGTTGGTTAAGCCTTGAAGGCGGAGTGGATTCCGGGCGAAATCCGGCAACGATCGATCCTAACCAGTGCGTGAGCGCCGAGAACATGAGCTTCCGTGGTGGCGATTGCGTGCCGAGGCCGGGGTTCCGCAAACTGACCGAGGAATTTAAAAACCCTGACCACACCTACAACGAGATGGGACTGGATTCCGGAACGCAGCAGGGGGAAACTTTCCGGCGAGCTGACGATTGTTACAAGGAAGACCGAATGCAGTGCGCACTTGTTTACAATCCTCATGGGTTAGCAGACTGCATCATGGCACTGATCGGCGGACGCCTGTTCAAGATTGTGCCGAGAAAAGATACTGCTGTCGTCACCGAGATCACGCCGATTGCCGACCCGGAATCTCCCTACATCGGGGTGCCTCCAGGCGATTATGCCGCGCCGCCTAACGACAATCGTGCTGCAGCGATAGTGATCAGCGGCGCAACAGACGATGAGGATGGAACAACGCTGGGAGCGACCACGGAGCCAAGTGAACCCACGTTTCCAACCAGGGGAATTAACACGGTCTGGTACAAGTGGACCGGGATCACCACAAACCAGCGGCAATATTTCCGGGTCACCCCTGGTCACGTTATTGATGTCTACAAGGTTATCGGGAGCGTGTGGGTAACCAGTGGCAACGGACTGGTCTCATTCATCCAGACTGCCGGCACCGCTTACAACATCCGTGTGCGGCCGGCGGATCTGCAACGTGTAGGGAATTTCACGCTCAAATGGAAGAACCTCACCGCGCCCGATGTGATCCCGGATCCTGGCATTCCGGAAAAGAACCGGCTCGCCTACCGCAACCGCAAAGACCTGCCGGTGGCTTACATGCTCCAGGCAGACAAATGGTTCCTGGCACAGGACGGGGTGAGTAAATGCATCATCTACGACGGGGTCAACGCGCGGAGAAGCCATAACGTCGGCAACATCGATGACACCGAGATCCCGACCGGCACCATCATGGCTTACGGGATGGGACGGGTGGTGGTGATTGTCAACCAGCGCGATGTGGCTTTTGGCGACCTGTTCGGCAGCCACATAACTGAAGACCCGGCCGACAGCCTGATCCTGTTCACCGAGCGCAACTATCTCGCGGAAGGGTTTGACGCCGCGTTGCCTGTCCAGAACGGGATTGCGACCGGACTGGCTTTCTTTCCGCAACTGGACACTTCAACCGGCAACGGGCAACTGCTCGCGTTCAGCGAACGCGGGGCCAGCTCCTTTTTCATGTCGTTGCCGCGTGAACTTTGGAAGACCTCGCAGTTCCAGATATTTGCCCTCCTTACAACTGGACTGCGGGGTCACCGCTCGATCGCCACGGTCAACGAAGACCTGTGGTTCAGAGCGGAAGACGGCACGCGCAGTTACCGGCAGGCACGGAGCGAGGCGAGTGGATGGGCGCACATACCGCTTTCAACCAATGTCAGGCAGTTTTTGGAGCCTGATCCAAAGCGGCTTCTTCAGTTCTGTTCTGCCATCTATTTCTCTAATCGCTATATCGTGACGACCTCGCCCTACTGGAACCACAGGCGCCCGTTGCACGATGGATTCGTGGTGGTTGACTTCGATATTCTCTCCAGTTTTGGCACCCGCTTCAAGCCAGCCTGGGAAGGGCACTGGACTATTCCTGACAACAAGATCAGCCAAATAATCCAGGGCGAATTCAATGGTGTGCCGCGGACATTTGTGTTTGGCGTGGACGAACTAGGCCACAATCAACTCTATGAACTGAGCGAGAACGATCTTGATGATTGGGACGGGCAAAGTGTCGAGTGGGAACTGGTCTCAAGGATGTTCGATTTCACCAAGCTTTCACAGCAATCTAATCCATTCACCGAGAGCGATCTTTACGATGCCGATCTGTGGATCAGGGAAGTGGCACAGAGCGTAGGGATCTCGCCGATGCATTCAATCCAGACTTTCTATCGCCCGGACGATTACCCCGAGTGGATACCATGGAAACAGTTTGACGCGCGTACACTGCAGATGATTGGCCGTGCAGGGAGCGTTGACAACGCAGGGTTACCAACCATACGCGCCGGGTTCCGGCCACGTATTTCATTCGGGAAACCACAGAACGCCACTGACAAAAACACCAGGCGGAACACGCGCAGGGGGTTCCAGTTCCAGGTCAAATTCAAGGGCACGGGCCACATCGTTCTCGACAGGTTCCGCCTTCACGCGCAAAAACAAGTTGAACGAGCAACAGCCAAAAACCTATGAACCCACCATTTGTTGACGTACACTGCGGGGCTCCGGATCCCACCGCATCGCCACAGGACATTGTCCAGCTATTTGCCCTGATTGACACCCATCTGAGTGCCGAGATCGAGGGCGATTACCTCACCTATGTGATGTCGTCAACTGCGCCTGGCCCCGATGACACCGACAAGATCTGGTTGCAACTGGATTCGCAGGGGCGCCCGATCGCGCTGAAGAAATATTTCGGAGGCAGGTGGCGCAGGATTTATAACGGCATGATCGGCGAGATCCGGATGTTCAGCGGGAATCCGAACGACGGCAACACCTGGGAGGACGACGGGCGCGGGAAACCTGAGAAGGAATACGATGGTTGGCAGATCTGCAACGGAAATAATGGCGCACCTGACTTGAGCGACAAGTTCATCCTGGCCGCGCACATGAACAATGCCGAGAACTTCGACGGTTACGGAGTGAACGGATGGCAGGCTGTGGTGGATCTCGAGCCGGACGGGAAAAAGGTCTACCACGAAGGCGGCGCATCACAGAGCATGATCAAGATGGAACATCTTCCGCCGATCGACGGCGCTGCCGGCACGGGCAAACTCACTTTGCACGGCGCTGAATACAAGGAGGATGCCGACCACACGCCAGACGTCATGCCGCTCATCGACGTTCATTACGCCAACCTCATCACACACGATGTGACTCTTGCCAGTTACGGTGCATCTCCGAACGCTGACACGTTGCCGGTCACGCAGAAGAAGTTCCCGACCACGCCGACTTTTATCGCAATGGGATTCATCATGTTTGTTGGATACCAATAGTATGAACCTCTCAATCGACATTCCAGAGATCCTTGAACAACTGGGGGCGCCTACCGCTCTTCCAACACCCGGCGGACTCCAGTTCCGTGACGCAGCCCCAACGCTCTGCCAGGTGGTTGACAACGGCGTGGACGTCGATGATCCGAGGGTGCTGCAGCGGACCAATGAAGCGACCAAGATCGTGTTGGATCACATGATTCCGGTGGGCGGCATGGCGACTGCAGATATCACCGCAACGTCCACCGTTATCGTTCTTCCCATACAGATGGAGAACGCGATCGAAGCGTTCCCCAGCGAGGAACGGTCGAGCGTGCGCGGCGACAAGGACATCAAGCAGGCGTGGTATGAGATCGTGAACAACAGTGCTTACCTCGACCCGAGCCAGCATCACGACAATCCTTTGGAAGACCTCGGACTGTGGCCGGCACCGTGGGGAGTCGATTACGAAGATAAACTGGTCAGGGTTTATCGTTACCCAGGACTGCAACCCGAGAACAGTCAGGTGACCGTGACGGGAGCCAAACGCTTTGTGCCCATGACCAGGGACGCCGACTACATGATTGTCCAGAACGTTGAGGCACTCAAACTGGTCATTCTCTCCATTGAACGCTACGAGAACAACGACGTTGACGGCGCCACCAAGTATCGACAGACCGCGTTCGAGATGCTGCAGGGCGAAGTCAAAAAGCACATCATGGATCCGCGCAATTACATGCGCCGGAAAGCCCAATACCAGGATGAAACGGTCACATTCTTCGAGAACACCGCCGGCTGGATGCGAGCTCACCTCGCTCTTGACGTCGAGGATGCGCTGAAGACCGGGCGTCAGGATCTCCTGTGGGCGATCAACCAGATGGAGCGAAGAATCCTGCAGGGTAACAGGACTTTCAAGGATGGCATCAAACAGGTCACCGCTGAAGTTGTTGGCGGGTTTGTTTATTTCCCGGCAGACGTCCAGTCGGTGCTGGCAATTTCCCTCGACGGTCGCCCTATTCCAATCCGGAGCGAGTTTTTTCAGCACCTGGAAAACGGCCCAGGCGGTGTCGGTCCACTCTGTTCAGAGGCGTTGATAGACATGGGCGACGAGATCACGCCCGGCGGTCTGAGCGGTGTCAGGCGAAAATACCGACTGATAGCCGATTGCAATGAATCTCAGGAGTTGACCTCAGTCTGCAAGATGCGCTGGCTCTACAAGCAGCCCAGCGATCTGATGGTGATCCGCAACTACGAGGTGATGCGGCTCCTGGTGGAATCAAAGTTCCTCGAGAAAAAAGAGAATTGGCAGGGAGCGCAGGCTAATCAGCAGACGGCTTTCAAAATCCTCGAGGATGAACTCAGGGATTATCTGGCCGGCATCCGCCACACCCTGCATGTGCAGACTTACGGATTCGGACTTGGAGATACCAACCACGGAACACTATGACCTATGGCTAAAGTAACTGATTTCACGGTACCTGCCGGCTCGTTTCAGGTGGGCGAAGCAGCCGGCGATCTGCTCAAGATGATCTTCGGCACAAAGCCACTGGTGGCTGGGTTCCAGGATGTCATCCTCGGCGACGAGCAGATGAAATCGATCCTCGCCAATCTAAAAGCTTTCCAGTCGGGCGACCTCCAGCAGTTGGGGAATCTCTATCAGGATTACATGTTCAACCTCTACGGCCGCGCGGGATTGAATCTGAAAGATTTGATTTCCAAAGGTGGCGGCACGGTCGGGCAGATGCTGGGCACCGCCAGGGAACAGTTGATGGGTTTGGTGCCGCGCGATGTCCAGGAGTTCGTGCGCCGGACGACAGCGCAACAGAACCTGGGCAGCGGACTTTTCGGCGGTGCCATGGGCGCAGCCAACTGGGCGCGAAACCTGGGGATGACCTCACTTGACCTGATTAACAAAGGGGCAAACCTAGCGGGGCAGGCCGGCAATGCGGCCGCGCGATGGGCTGGGATTGCCAGCGGGACAATGTTGCCTCCGGGTTCCTTCCTCATTAACCCGATGCAACAGTACGAGTCAACGTTGCAGAATCGTTTGATCCAGCGCCAGATCCAGCAGGAACGTTTCAATGTCGCTGCGGCGCCGAACCCGATCGCCAAGGGTTTGAGCGATCTGGTGGCGTATCTCACCGCAAGTTACATCGGGCGCGGTCCGGCAGGGAAACCGCCCGAGGCAGCCAATTACGCCAATCTCACCACTACCCCGACCGTGACGCCCAACACAGCGACGCCCAACTACGGCACGGGAGATTTCAAGGCGACCGTGGAACCAATGGAAGATGTGAGTTTCAACGATGCTGGAGGAAGCGCCATGTATCCCACGGGAGCATCGCCCGGATCCACTTACGCTTACAACAGCAATCCTTACGCAGACCTCTACGGAGTGAACGCGTTTTTAACCACAGGATAAGTCTATGGCATACTACCCACCCTGGATCACACCGGGTCAAACCAAACTCGAGGATGTTGGAGCCGAGCTAGTTAACTCGTGGGCCAAGGGCGTCCAGCAAAAACTGCAGAGACAACAGGCGGAGGAATCCTTGCGGAAACTGGACCTTGCCATACAGAGCCAGGAAAGCCTGCAGGATTACCGCAACAAGATGCTGAAGATCGACCAGCAGCGAGCCGACGAATCGCATCAGGACAGGCAGGATGCCATCGATTTGCGGCAGCAGATATTCGATGAGCGCAAGGATTTGAAGGACACCATCCGCGCGGAACAGGGGAACCTTAACACCGGATTGGCTGACATTGATATCAATGATCCCGACGCCTACAGCAAGGTTCTGGATCTTGAAGCGGAGAATCCCGATGGTGCCATGAGCACATCGTGGAATTCCAAACGCAACTCTTTCTTCAACCGCTACAACAACAACACCACGAAAAAGCGGCAGGCTTACAATACCGGTTACCGGACATGGCTGCAGGAGCAGGGCAGGCTTTACCGGGATTTCCCAGGGGATCTGAGCAGCGTGATCAACAGGAAAAACTGGCAGCAGCAGTATGCGGTCTTTGATCCCGACACCAACAGAGTTGCCACCAAGGATGACGGCAGCCCGTATTACGTGGACCCCAATAACCCTGCGCTCTACGGCACACTGAAGACGGGGCAGTACGTGGCGCCCACCGGCGACTGGTATGTGCCCTACAAGGACACCCAGGGCAACGTCCAGTATTACACTCGGCCGGCCGGAGATGTTGAAACCACCATTAAAGAATACAGGGATTGGCAGACTAAAAAGGAATCGTTGCCGCAACAGATCAGTGCGCCTGGGCACGGTGTCTACCCGCAATCGAGTCCCTACGGGGCGCCACGGGACAGGAACGAACTGGCCAGGAGAGCTTTGAATGATCCAAATGCGGAGGAGAAATATCGTGCGGCAGCTCGCAGACAGTTGGGGTTAAACCCTGACGGGAGCGAGGATGACACGGTAAGCGGTAATGACAGTTCAATCGATTTCGGTGAGTAGATGGCCAGTCAATACGATGTTTTACTGCAGGATGAAGTCGCGCAGGGTGGCGACAGTCCCTACGAGGCGCTTCTGCAGGATGAAGGCGGGGTAGGCGCAGGCAACCCTTACGAGATCCTTCTGCAGGATGAGCCAAAACCCAAACCGCAATCCCTGACTCCGGCGACCGACAAGGCGCTCACGGACTGGGAGACCGGCGCTGGTCACGTTGAACAGGATCCGTTCATTCCTTCTTCCGCGGTAAGCGGCGAAGAACTCACCCGTATGGGCATTACCCGTACACCGCCATGGGCTAACCGCGCGGTCACTGAAGCCGGCAAGATGTACAAGGAGACCCAGGCAGTGGCCAAGGGTGCGGCGGAACTGGGTTACCAGTATCTGCCCAACCCGGTCCTGATGGGGCTGCCTACCGGCGTGACAGCAGAAATGTTGCCGGAGCGAACACGGATACCGGCGATCAGCCGCGGGATGCGTCGTGGCATTGGCCAGACCGTGGAAGGACTGACCTCGCCTGAGAACGTGGCGATCCTCGGGGCAATGGCTCTCGCTCCACATGTCGGGATCCCCCTGGCAGCGCGACAGGCGGTGAGCGCAGCGTTCGCAGCGCAGATGGCAATGGCGTATCCCGAGCTCTGGAAACAGTTCAAGGAAGCGCCCGACCTTGAAAGTAAAAGCGCAGTCCTGACTCATGGCGTGGTCAACACTGTGATGATGGCCATGGCGGGGAAACACGTTTTCACAGAGGAACCATACCGTGTCCCAGGGATGTGGACTTCAGGGCAGATGAAGCCGAGGCAGCCTTACACGGGAGCTATTCCACCCATCCAGGCTCCGGAGTTCATGCTGCCGGCTCCGAGGACTACCACGCTTGAAGAAGCCGGGATAGTGGAAACCGGCTCTGGTTTGGAACGTGCTCCCGTAGAAAGGCGCACGGTGACCTCGGGTCAGGAATGGCAGATGACCCAGGACAGGTTCAACGCGCTGATTGCCGAAGCAGACTGGTTGCGGAGACAGGCGGAAATCTTTCCCGCGAACCCGGTCATCTTGAACCGGATCGCGCAGATCAACAACGAATTGAGAATACTGGGTGAGCCCACGCGCGGGTTCACCGCCGAAGTCGAACCAGTTGCAACCCAGGAACAATTACAGGCGCAACGCGAACGCTCGCGGCTTGCGGGTGAGCGTGGCGCCCCGGAACCAATAGAAGCAACGTTAGGAGGTGAGGAAGGTGCCGAGCAGCCAGGTTATGCACAAGTGGAAGAAGGGGCAGCTCCACAGCGGGTCCAAGCGAGGGCCGGTGGTGCGGAGCCACGAGCAGGCGGTCGCGATTATGATGTCGGAGCGGAGGAAGGAGAAGGCGCAGGGGGGCCAGTATCACCGACGCCGGGGCAGGTAGACCGACCGGAAAACTACGTCGAAGGCGCTCCGGACTTTAACCAGTACTTCCGGAGCAAGGCGTTCCAACTGGGTTGGACAAAGCAGAAGCGCATCGACGAATACAACCGGCTCTATCACAGGGGAAGCCCGGAGAACGCAGCACTTCTAAGTCCCGACCAGTTCCAGAGAGCGGCAGCAGAGGGACCGCTCAGAGGGCTGGTCGAGGACGCGGAAGGCGCATGGGACAATGCCGCCTACGACGTAATCGATGACGCCTACATCAAAGGCAAACCCATCAACGCAGCATTGTGGCGCGACATCCGTGATACGCCGGCGCCCGTGGGTTACACGCTCGAGGGAGAGCTCTTCCAGCCTGATCTACGGATGAAATATTCCCGTGACCCTAACACGGGACTCCAGTATTCTCTCAGTGATGAGCATCGCGGCAGTTTTAGGAGCGTGGCGCAGGAGGATCCACTCTTTGCGCGGCTCCGTAACTTCATTCGCCAACGCTACGGAAAAGAGGTGGAGCAAGTCAGTTCACCCGATCTGCTTGCACATGGACGACCTCTCAGTCAGGGAGGTCAGAATATCATCCAGAGAGTTGAGCAGGCTGCAAAAGCTTACGGTGCGCGTATTGCGTGGTTTAGGGGCTTAGACGGGCCGCTCCATGAAACGATGGGTTCCCAGGCCAGGGGCACCATCTTTCTCAATATCGACATGGCTGGGGGCGAACCCCTGCACCAGGTGTTTGGGCACGAGCTCACGCACTTTATAGAGCGCAATCACCCGGAGCTTTATAACCGGCTCCAGTACGAGATTGTCCGGGCAACCAAGACCCGACCGTGGGACATCCCTGGCTACGGTAAGACAGTGGCGGAAAGCTACGGCCGCGAACAGTTTCATCACGAGTTGACCGCCGACTTCATGGCGGAAGCGATGCGCGATCCGGTGCGATTCCAGCAACTCATGGGTCAAAACCCAGGGCTCCGTGCACGGTTACGTACGGCGTTCAATGAATTTGTGCAGTGGAGCAAGCAGAAGTTCTTGGGCGCAAAAATGGATCCTCGCACTGCGAGCTCGCTGGTAAACAATCTCAACAGAGTCCGCCGCAATGCCATGGGCATCTTTGAAGAGGCGCGTCGGCCGCTGGAAGCAGGGTATGAGCGTGGCATTCGAGAAGCCAGACCCAAAGGCGAACCGATGGGTGAAGCCGAACCTGGTTACAAAAAATACAGGGAAGCCTTCGACAAGATGCTCGAGGAAGGCAACCCGGATTACACCACATCGGAAGCAGAAGCCGGAGCGTTCGGTGGAAGTAAGGAAACTGGCGGCAGATGGCGCAGTCTCAACATGCTGGGAGCGGTGAAGATGACTGCCATGATGACGCGCTACCATTTTGATACCTTTGCCAAGGCTGGCAGAAACCCAGGGGTGGGACCGGACATATACCGGGGGAAAGACAGGATAACCGCCATCGAGCAGGCACTGTCCAAGGGCGCAAACTTTGCTGACATCGCCTACCACTACAAGAACAAGTTCGGCGAGGATGGATGGCGCCAGTTCACGCGGGACGCCAAGGAGTTTGTGGTGCAGGAACTGGCCAAACATCCCGAGGACAGACTTCTTGCCCGGCACATTGTTACTCCGGAACAGGTTGCATCCCGTGCACGAGCTCTCGAATCGGTTCGCAAGGCAAACATTCTGGCTGCACAGGAGCGACAGGCAGCCGACCAGAAAGCCTGGCAGGAAGAATTCCGGCATACCCTGCGCGGCGCTCTGCAGGTAAGAGGCTCCATCAAAGGGATCGCTCCCAACGAGATCATCCACGAGGTGTTAAGAAGCCAGGAGCGTGGCTACGAAGGGACAGCGCAAAAGATGATTGCCGGAGGTCTTCGCGCATCCGCGGAGAGAGGAATGCGAACCTTTGGTCTGCGGCCGGAGGGCGCGATCGAGGGGCATTACGCGGTGCTGCGGCATGAGACACCATACGGGCCGGTCACAATGGTGCGTGGCCCTTTCAAGGATGCAGCCGGCGCCCAGGAGATAATTGACATAGCTAAAGCTGGCGAAGGCGTGGGTGCCACCACATTCCAGAAGGCTGGAGTGGTGGAGGTGCACGGTGGCGACACCCTCTTCCGGATGGCTCAAACAAAAGTCGGCAGTCCATCCAAGCCGCTGGACCTATCCAGGGATGAAAACTTTGATTTCGTAGACAGGGTGGTACCGGTAAAAGGCTCAAAGGAACTGCTAACTCACGTTGATTCCGATGGCAGCAGGTTTGTTGGAAAAACTGATCCAAACCTTTCCTTCGAGCCGCGGGTAATTTCCGGTGACGAGTTTGAAGTAGAGGCATTCCGCGAGTCGAAGCCCAAGGTGATGTACAAAGGCACCACACCGGAGGGCAAGTCTGACGAGTATTATCGCCCGAAAGACCTGATGGGAACAGGCATCGATCCCAAGACGGTCAAGGGCGAAAAGAAAAATATCCGGACCCACATCATGTATCTCTACCCAGCCAGGGGTTCCGGAGTAACCAACGTCTGTCTTTATGCCACCTATGGAAAGCACGGCTGTGCCGGCCCGTGTCTCGCCCATGATGGACAGGGAGCAATGCCAAAGCAGGTTACTGCCAGGATTAATAAGACCAAGTACTGGCACTACGATCCGGAGGGATTCATTGAGCAGTTGTCCAAGGAGATAACACGGGTCAAGACCAAGGCGACGAAAGACGGGATGGGGTTCGCGGTCAGGTTGAATGGCACCAGCGATATCGAGTGGGAAAATACAGGGATCTTCGAGCGGCATCCTGATGTGCAATTTTATGACTACACAAAATATCCATCGGACAAGCGAACGATTCCGGACAATTACCATCTGACCTATTCGTTCACCGGGCAAAAAGGTTCGATGGCCAGATCCGTGGAGTGGGATAAGAAGGGGGTCAACACCGCGGTGGTGTTTGGAAACGGAATGCCGGCCACGTTCTTGGGACGTCCCGTCATAGACGGCGATGTTACCGACCTGCGCTTTCTGGATCCCAAGGGGGTTATCGTAGGGCTCCACGCCAAGGGTAAGGCACTGCCGTTGATAGGTCAGTCCAAGTTCATTTACAACACCCCGCCGGAAGACGTTGCCATTCCATACATTCATCCTGTTCCAAAGTCGCAACTCATGCGGAAAGCCGCGCACGCGGCACTCGACGCTGTTGCCGGAGATGATCCAAGGTATCCCAGAGTGATCAGGGTGTTGAAAAAGGTTCCAAAGAACTGGACCGCGGCAGACAAAAAGATTCTCCGGGACAGCCCCGTGGCAACAGAGTTAATCCAGATCTCAGACAAAGCCGCTGACGCAGAGCTTGGCAGGGTCAAGGACAGCGTTCACCCCAGGTTCCCAAACAGCGCACCCAGGGCAGGCGAACTCAAATGGAAGCGTGGCAACCCAGACCTTGGACCCCAGGGCGAAGCAGCCCCGGAATTCCGCGAGTCTGTACCTAAACGTGAGCCGGAACCAGGGGCCACGCAGTTGGGTGTTACCCGATACACCGGAAAATATGTTGATGCCGCTGTGATCGAATTGTCGGATGGCAAACGGTTTGAAGCCCCGACGCACGCACAGGCTCAAGAGAAGGCATTGGATGCTGGGTATACCCACGCCCAGATAGAACAGGGCAAGTTCGGTTACCTGCAGCAAGGCAAGCTTGTCACGCTGGAGGATCTTTTCCGGGAAGCGCGGCCGAAGGGTGGCAGAAGGGAGCCTGTTCGGGAACTGCGCCCAGGTAAACGCGCACGCCCGAAAGATCTTGCGAGCGACGAGCCGTTTGTCAGCCGGTTCGCCAACCGGTATGTCTCTGAAGATGTCAAGGCAGGCAGGATCGGCGAGATAGCGCCTGGTCAGGGTTACTCTACCCATGACCTTGTCCAGATGGGGATGCAACTCCCAGCGGAACAGGTGCAGACATCCATCAGGCGCGTGGCAGAAGGCGGACTGGATCCTGTGGTGGACGCCATGGCCATACGTAGCGAAGCGGCGCGGTTAAGCGAGCGCAGCACGCGGCTTTCCCGAATCGCCGAGCGGCAACCTGGCAACCGCAAGGCGCAAAAGGCGGCAGACGCTGCTTTCCGGGAGGTCACCACTTTCTATAATGGACCCGTGGCGCAACTTAAAAATGCGTGGCATGGTATCGGCATGACCATGCAGGGTGAACACCCGGTGGATCTCTCAACCTTTAACGGCTGGCGCGAAGAATACATGCGGACGGTTAAGAAACCGTTGACGCCCCAGGTCGAAGCGCGGCTCCGCTCCGGTGCAAAGCGTTACGGCAAGGTGATTGACGCTGAAGAAGCGGCAAAGCAACGGTGGATACGCCAGGTGGACGCGATCGGTGCCGGCAAAATGCTGCCTTCGCCCGAGGCGGTACGCAACAATATCATGCGCCGCATGCGCCAGGAGCCCTGTTAAACAATGGCCAGACCCTGTTATTCAGGCCCTAACCCGATCACGCAGGATGAGCGCACCGCTGTCTGGAAGTGGGCGAAAGAGAACGGGATCGATCAGGGCATGGACATCGAGCAGGTCTACGACGCGGTGAACCAGCATTTCTACGCTGGGCAGGCGAAACCTGGCTGGATCCACGACATCTTTGCCGGCCCGAAGAGCGAGTTGCGCGAGGTGACAATGGACATGTGGCGCAAGCAATACAACAGAAGGGTGATCGCGCAGAAAGCTGAAGACCTCGTCAGGCGCAGCGCGTGGGGTCCGGTGGCCAGAGGGCTCTACCGGATCTGGTCTTTGCCGAGGTCGATCGCAGTGTTCGGTCACGGCATTGTGTTTCCGGTGACTCATGCCGGCGACCTGGTGTTCCGGCCGTTGAGCTGGGGCACGTTCATCAGGGGTACTGCACGTACTTATCTCCACGCGGTTAGCAAGGCTCGCACCGCGCAGATGATGCACGACTACATGCACAGCGACAAGCTTTACGATCTGGCTCTGCGCTCAAAACTGGATGTCGGACCCAGGAGCCACGCCACAGGACTTTTAAGCGCGGGTAGAAATACCTGGGCCAGCAGGGCGTGGGATCTCCTCACCCTCATGCGCTTTGAACTGTGGAAAAAGCAGATGGGCAGGTACATGAGGGAAGGAATGACGGAAACGGAACGCCTGGAGCTGGGACAACAGCTTGCCAACTGGGCGAACCACGCCACCGGCAGCGCCCCGCTCAACATCAAGCTTGGCGGTTATACCATTACCGGTGGCGAGATCCTGTTCGGCCCGAAACTTACCGGTTCAAAGATTGCGCGGCTGACCGTGGATCCAGCCATGACCATTCACACCTTCACCAAGATGGCTCTGGGGCAGGAGACCACTGCCGGCGAACGCGCGGTTGCCTGGACGCGCCTCTCCGGCACCGCGCAATTCCTCATTGCCAACGCCGGGTTCCTCGCAGTGAACCAGGGTGTCCTGGCGGCGATGGGCAGCAAGCAGCATATCAATTTCACGGACCCCACCAAGGGAGATTTCCTGCAGTTCAAAGGCGGTGGGCTCGAGGCGAACGTCCCTGGGTTGCACAGCGAGATCAAACTGCTCTCCAACATTCTGGCAACCAGCTTCGCTTCAAAGAATCCCGAGCGACTGGCCACCATGCTTTCCAAATGGGGCTATTACGGGCTGTCGAAACAGGAACAAAGTTGGGCGAAAACCATGGGGAGCGACACCAAGCGACAGACATTCAGCAAACTGATTGGCTCTTACCTGATCGGCAAAAGTCAGCCGGGCATCCAGTTGGGACTGGCGGCAGGGATGGGAGAAGACTGGGCGGGGAGACCGATGCCGTGGAGTCACGAGCGCGGAACAAAGAACCGACCACAGGTAAGCTGGGGAGAATTTGCCGCGCAGTTTGGGCCCATTCCGTTGTCGGGTCCGGTCAAGTATGTCTATGACCAGTTGAAAAAGAACGGGGCTTCGGCCAGCGACTCCCTGGCATTGACCAAGGCGCTTACCATCCAGGGACTCAGTGATCCGAAGACCTGGGGAATGATAGGCAGGGAAGCAGTTGCGGTTGGCAGGGGGCTGACTGAACCCAAGGCAGCGGCAATCGGCGTCATCGGAGCGACAGGCGTCCATGTCCGCGAAGAAGTCCATCGGGAGAAACCTGTCGGACGTTATCAGAGACCGCCGCGGCCGCCCAGACCGATGCGTCCGCAATACGGAGGAGGATTGTAAATGAATATCCCGAAGGGACGTTCCACAATCGACATTGTGGTTATTCTGCTGACTTCAACCGTGGGACTTATCATGGTGCTTGCAGTTGTCGGTGTTCTCGCGCTCCGGCTTATTCATCCCGATACTGACGTAAGCCGCGGAGCTGAGGCGATCGGAGGACTCACCACCACCATTGTCGGATCTCTCATCGGGTTTATTGGAGGCAGGGCGGTCGGCAAGAACGAAGCAAACGGAGTAAACTAATGAACATCAATCGATTGGTACTGGATCTCTCGCACCACGAGAGCGTGCAGAGTTACTCAAAAGTCAAAGCAGATGGCATCGTGGGTATTATCTGGAAAGCCACCCAGGGACAGAGCTTCCACGATGATGAATATTTCGAGAACCGCGAGAGGGCCAAGGCGCAGGGACTGATCTGGGGCAGCTACCATTTCGCGGACGGCACCAACGTATCGGGACAGGTTCAGAACTATCTCAACTTCGCCAAGATCAAACCGGACGAGCTCTTCTGCCTCGACCTCGAGGATTACAGTTCCCAGATGTCGCTTGACCAGGCCCGTAGCTTTGTCACCCAGATCGAGGGTGCGCTCTCCCGGCCGAATGAGTGCGTGATCTACAGCGGCAACACGCTGAAAGAAATGCTGGGTGACAGGAAGGATCCATTCTGGGGCGCACGACGCCTGTGGCTGGCGCAGTACGGCAACCAGCCAACAGTCCAGAAATCGTGGGACACCTACTGGCTCTGGCAATACAGCGACGGCGAGTACGGGCCGGAGCCGCATGACGTCGACGGGATCAGTGACGCAGTGGACTCAAACCATTTCGACGGGACGCCGGACCAATTGAAATCTCAGTGGAGCGGGAGCCATGTGCCACCGGAACCCGAACCGGAGCTCGAGGTGAAACTGCTGATCACCGCCCCGCCTGGGGTCAAGGTGATCGTGACCCAGGTTTAATCGCTGGGACTGAAAGCGATGTTGTAACCCTCGGGGCAGTCCGCACCGGCTTTTTTACAGTCGCGCCACGCTTTCTCCTGCCCTGCCCAACCCCCAGGCATCATCCAGTTGTCGCAGCCGGACAGTATCCAGCAGAGACATGCTGTACCCAGTATCAGTATTATCACCCAGAACCAGCAATCCCAGAATTTTTCCTTCATCGAAGCACTGGGTTGGAGATGGGTTTGCGCTTGTGCTGCGCTGCGCTAGGGCAGGTGGCAAAGTGGGAGATGTAATACTCGATGCCAGGCGCACGGACACTGTGCACGACGGCCAGGGGCGGGTGCCATTTGCCCTGGTCTTGCAATTGGATGTTGCCCTTGGGATGGGGTTCCAGATCGATGGGCATCCGTTTATTCTTTGTCGTGACCGCCCACTTGATTGTGGCGCCACAGGATTTGCAGGTTTCCATTTATTTTTTTCGGTAGGGTTTGTACCAGTCCTTCGGTGGATCCGAGACTGTTGGTTTGAATCTTCCCTCTATATCTTTGGTGAGTTGTTCAAGTTCTTCCTTCTGCCGGCGCTGCTTCCACACCTGCAGCCAGATCCGGCAGGCGATGCAGAGGATGATAACAGCGGGAATAAGTGGAATGATCCAGTCCTTCATTTTTTCACCGCCCTTCTGCTGGCTTCACTGCGCGGGACTACGCCCTCGCGGTAGAGCAGTTTGCGGACGTACCGCTTTTCATCCTTGCCTTTCTGGGTGTGCGCGAGCAGTGCGCGAACGTGATCGTGGATGGAGAGTGACGCCTCCAGAGGTGCAGCGATATTTTCACTGCTCTTAACCCTAACCGTTTCTTCTACCTCTGGAGACAAAGTGACTGTAGGAACGGGAACCGGTGAACACAAGATGTCATACATCGGACTGTCGATCCGGCAGTTCTCCTGCATGATCATCCAGTTGTAGTAATGTTCCCGGAGCCACTGATAGATCCCGCTGTAATCGAACCCCTGCCTTTGCAGTGCAACCCAGTTCATTTCCAGGATGAGCTTGGGACGGTGTCGCCTGATTGTTTCCTCGGCTCCGCGCAACGCCTTGAGTTCACACCCTTCGATGTCGAACTTGATGAGGTTGGGTTTCAGATTGTAATCATCCAGCCGATTGATCGATACCCGTCCCACCGGCATATGATCGCCCAGGTATGCGCCGGCGGCATTCCCGTTGTTGCCGCTCAAAGACACGCGCTGCTCATCTTTGTCGCCGAGTCCACGTTCATAGATCCGCACCCACGGCAACCCCTGCACGTTGTGCTCGAGGCATTTCATAGCCAATGGATTGGGTTCAAACGCGTGGACCTGACCCATGGAACCGACCGCGTGTGCGTAAGCTATGGTGTGATCGCCAATGAACGCACCGGCATCGATCACGGTGTCGCCTTCGTTAATGTGCGGCAGGATAAAGGGCAGAGTGTTCTGGTCGTGGTCGAGCCGGCCTTCCTGTTCAACCCACTTGCTGACATGCGTGTCATTGGCTATGACCCAGATGTCGCCCGGCAGAACTTTAACATGCGCCGGCACGGAGGTGGGCAGCAGTTCCGGCAAGGACTCCGGAATGCTCTCCGTGCCGGGCAAATCGTTTACGATGTCTTGGTGGATGCAGAAAGGTTGAGTGGACGGGACTTGATTCCCGCTAGGAGGTATCCCGCTAAGTACGGTACCGCGTCTTACCTCGTCAGGATTTACTGGCTGAACAGACTTTTTGGAGCGTTCTTCCTCTGGCGTCCCATAGGAACGTTTATCCTTCTCCACCCTATCAGCATCGGGTGCGTGTCCTTCCACGCCGCCACTCAAAATGTTTTCGATCTCCGCCTTCACCTCCGGCGTGATCCCGTTCCAGCTCTGGAACTGACGGGCAAAAGGTTTCTCGCGCAGTTCCATCGGCATCTCCGCTTCGCCCAGCGTGTTCACCCACACAAACCGGTCATGGTGATTCTTCCATGCGTATGCGCCCAGCGCGTTGAACTCCGAGAACGCGCGGAAAGGTTGGTTGCGGATGTAGTCACTGATGATCAACCCGTGCTTGCGGTGACAGAACTCGCGGAGCCGCGGATACAGCCACCGCGGCACCATGATGGGGAACCGCCGCATGAACTCGTTCTCTACTGGTTCGCCCATGAACTTTTCAGTGATGGGTTGCCACGGGGTCTGGATGGCATTGTAAGGCGTGTAAAGCCACCGGACCTGATCGCACTGGAACAGGAAATCACTCGGGGTCACCGGTCGTGTAAAGAGCGTGTCACTGTCGATGTGCAGGATGTAGTCAGCCTGGTAATCGGTGAGCACATCGGCGTAAAGCTTGTGGATCTGTTGGGCGAGGTAACCGTCCTCGGTCTCTTCGTTCACCTGTTTCCATTCGTAACTGCCATCGAGTAAACCTGCGAAAGGATTTTCCTGTGGCGAGACAATCCAGACCTTTCGGAAACCCAAGGCATATTTACTGATCGATCTCAGGCACGCATTCAGCCATGCATAGTCAGCAGGGTAGGTGCGGATGAAGATGTCGCAGGAGAGCGATGGGTCACCGCGACCGGCATGAGGTTCCCTTGGGACATTCTTTAACCGCCTCGCGTCCCGCGGCATGTCGGTTTGTTCGCTACCATCGCTCTCCATGAAACTCGGTTGCTTGTTTTCGCGCAGGATCTTTATCAGCGAACCGTCCTTGCTGGCGTGGAACAGCACCGCTTCGGGCCGGATCTGGGTCTTCAACTCGCTCACATCGGTGAAGCTGGGATGTTTCCAGGCGTGCTCGATCAGGTGGGTAAAGTGCGCTTGCGGAACGATCTGGTTGCTGCCGGCCATGTCCCAGGCAATGTCCGAGGCGAGGTAGGCTGCGCCAGCGTACTGGTGAAGCGGGTTGGGATAGAAACCGATGCCTGACATGTGCAGCGGGACGTTGTCCACCTCAACCCTGTCGCCCATGAAGGGTTTGCGGCCGGCGAGGAATTCAGTCTCCAGTTTTTCAACCCATCCCGAGACCAGCGGGATCGCGTCGGGCTCCATCCACATGAAGTAACGGTGATCAGTACGGTAACTCAGGACCGCGGTCATCGTGCGCCACATATAGTTGGCGCCCTCCGGCCACCCGTCGATCGCGGCGTGCGCGATGATGTTTCCAACCTTCTTGAAACAGCGTCCTGCTTTCTGATTGATCTCGGTGACGTCACTCTCGTGTACACGCGCGTCGTGCAGCAGGAGGAGCTCATGGTTCTGGCATCCACCCAGTTCGTGGATCCAGTCGAAGAGAAGTTTGGTGATCTGGTAGTCGCGTGTGCAGTAGGCAAGGGCAATCAGCATAAATTTAGGGTGGGTTGGTTCCTGTAAAATTTTTCAAAAAAAGCCGTGAGTTCATTTCTTTTCCAGACACGCCAGGATGAGCTTGCGATCCTCCTTGTTGAATTCGATGAGGTTGTTGACTGCCAGGATAATGGACAAAAGATCAGGATTCTCCACCTGTTGCTTGAACACTTCCACTTTCTTCGGGTACTTCGTGTTCTCTACGTTCGGTTCCAGTCGTTCGATCGTTATCTCGTATTTCGGGTTGGGTTCCATTTGGGTTTTTCATTTGGTTGCGGAATTCTTCGAGGTGTTGTCTGCCGGCTGCTGCCCTGCGTTCCCAGACTTCGTCCGGAACATCCATTGCTGCGGGAGGTTTACTTGGTGGTCTGGGAGGAGGTTTCTCAGTCGGTGACGGCGGGGTCAACCGGGCGTTGCGTGAGTTGTCGGCCCGTCGCTGGCTGGGCAGGTATCTTGCTCGCTGCCATGCCAGCAGTGTTGCTTTCCAGTCCAGTATTTGCTTCCCGCCGTTGGTCCAGCCATTGCCCTCGCACTTCCAAAAAAACCAATCAGCGTCGCTCTGAATAATACCTTGAGATCGAGCAAATTCTCTAACTCTCTCAAGTGCAGATAACTGCAACAAATTACTCCCAGAGATATTTTCTTCTTTTGTACACTTTTCTTCTTTTACCGACAGGGGTAGTTCGTCGTTTTGATAGGGCGTTGCTTCCCGCTTGCTCGCGGTTTGCTTGCCCCCTGCTTGCCCTGCAGCTTGGCGTTTCTCGCTTACCATTTGCTTACGGACAAGCCTTCGGCATGCTATTGTGTATACACCTCCGTCCAAAGATACGTCCGCGGCGTGAGTCTCTGCGAGCTCATTGATGATGTTCTCCAGTTCAGTGATGTCACAACGCCCAATCCGCGAGAGTTGATCCAGACTTCCCGACACGGAGCCGCACCCCGATTCATGCATGGTGCAAATGAAATCCATCCACACGCCTCGAGTCGGTGGTGAACAGGCGGTAAGTTGCGGATCGTTCTTCCAGTCCCTGGGACTGAATGCGAAGGTCGGAGAAGCCTTCACCGTCCCAACCCCCTTGTGGACGTAGCGCGTTTGCACAGCGCGATCCTGCCAGAGACAGTAACGACACTCCGCACCACGCCCACAGGGAGATTGGTGGTTTGTCTCTGTCTAAACGCGCCGTGCATGTTTTATGGTTCTACCACTTTTGGTTTGGTCGTCAATGAAAATCTTTTGGCTCCGCCAGAACTCCCAGCCGCCTGGCTTCGGCAGGATCCACGAAATGTATCCAGTGATGGCATTGCATGCACACCGCCAGCCAGAATTTCCGGTCGTTCAACCATCGCCCACGTCGGCCGCGGATATGGTGCACGGTCGCCGACCGCCTAGTGCACGACACCGCGTATTCACTGCGGCGGGAAGACGTCGGGACCTCGCAGCAGGGGTGCGCTTGCAGCCACAATGGCATTACTGCGGCGTAAAGATTCCGTTCGGCTCGCAGCCGCGGCGAGATACGTTTCAAGGCTGTACGGCGTTTTAAAGGCGTGCGGCGGGTCATTCTATTCATGCTGCCTTCCAGACGATGCAATATCTCCCAGCCGGACCCATGCGCCTGTCGCCCGAGTCCACAACCAGACCCTTGTTGACCAGCGGCCTGATCCTCGGCGTTGCCGTGTTCCAACTGAGTCCCGTAACCTCCACGATCCCGTGATTGGTGAGCCCGTGCGGGTGCGCCTTCAACGCTTCAAGCACCCTGGCTTCCATGGCGTTGGTGTCAGGTTTCTCGAACGAGTCCGCCGCCATATGACTGGTGTCGGGATCGGTGTGCCGGGCGAACGCGTCCGGATCGTTGTCCTCGTCGATCGCCTGGCGGGTCCGAGACTCGAGGCCGGCAAATAAATCAAACTGGTCGTCGTCTTTCATCCCTCGAAGGTCTTGATGGTCTCGCGCGTCATGGCGAGCAGGGATCGGGCTGCCTCGAAACTGCACTTGGTCGCTTCCCACTCGGCAATGCAACGCTCCGCCTCGGCATACTGGATCTCGAGTTGCTTCAACTCTTCCATGTAAAGTGGATCGCTTCGCGCCAGAGCCTCACTGTTCGCCGCACCTTCTCCACGCTCGATGTATCGGCGTTGCTGCTTCGCCAGTGCCATCTTGCGGCGATCGGAAGAGAACTCCTTTATCTGCTTTGCCGCACCCACCAGTGGTGCCAGCCGGTGCAGGTCGCGCGTGGAACTTTTCAGCCTGTCCTGCACTTCCGTAATGTTGTTGTTATCGATATCACTCATGCTAATTTGTTGTCTCTGATTCCTCGTTCATTTCATTGCCTCAGCGCCGGAGCAATCCCTGACTCCCCGCTGGTAGCCGTGCTTTTCAGCTTCGGCAAGATCGGCTTCGGCTTGCTGTAGCTTGGATTGCCACCCTGCGCGTTCTTTTGCTAACGCCATTGCGTCCATCTTGACGCGCTTCTCAGTATCCTCGCAATTCGGGCAATTCTTTATCACTTCCTCACAGGCGCGGGTGAGCAGCGCATCAAAATCAGGATGCCAAACTTCGGGAAACGGAAGGCATTTATCAACGCGCCATCTTGCAACCAGATGCTTTGCTATGTCGGCAAACTGAGGTCGATATTTCTCCACAATCTCCGAGATGGAAGGGTGAGCGGACGACGCATGAATCACCTTTGCGCTATCATCATTTGCCCACTCGTTAAATAATGCCTCGGAAAGAGGGTGAGCGGACGGCGATGCATCTCTATCCCGTGGGTCACACGGTAATATCGAACTTCCAACCGATGGGACGCTCTCTTTATCGCCGCCGCTCAATTCTTCTCTTGGGTCCAGCCCAAGCACATCCTCGCCGTAATCTGGTTCAATCATAACTTTCATCCTCCCAATATTGTCGTGAAATCACTGTAGTTTCCGATTGCTGTGCAAATCAGCCAGAGCACCAGTGCTATTATCACTGCTGCGATAACGGCGAATATCAATGTGGGACGATCCTCGTTCATTTTATTCGGCATCCTGGTGTTCCCTCCATTTTTGTAAAGCCTCCCGACCGAAATCGCAGAAGATCCTGACCGGACAATGGTCAAGGCAACGAACAGGTTCGTTAGGGCGCTCTTCGATGAAGAATTTCTCGCCCGGTTTGGAGTGATCACGGTAGAAGTCCAGCATCTTGTAGGCTTGCTGATTGCTCTCGCACAGTTTGAGTGCCCTCTTGCGGCCTTTCTTCATCACCGCCAGCACCGCCGGCCGCTCCCAGCGTTCCTTCTCAGTACACACCGGCGGATTGTCACGCTCCTCCACCTGCTTTTTGATCCGCTCAAGGATATACGCCTGTTGCTGACCGACCGACCACAAAGGCAGCGGGATCACGTGAATGGCGCACTTGGGATAATCTTTCTTCCGTGTCATCCGCGCCTCGCGGACTTTCCAGTCTTTAAGGAAGGTGATATTGACCAGCGACTTGACCTCGTAACTCCAAGCTCGCATCAGGTAGGCGTTGATGTTGCCCTGCTGCTCCCATTCCTCGGTGTCGCCCAGCATGAACTTCCAGACGCTGTTGTCTTTCCAGTCGTACAGGATCCTCGTATGGTTGTCGTACAAATCGATGCGCCCAGAGATCTCGTAGTCGGTGCCAGGCATCTTGGTGGCGAAGCGTTTCTCTACCACGTACCTGTCGGGGTTGCGTTTTGCGATCCGCTCGAGCACCACGTGCTTGGCCTGACCGAAAAGGCTCCAGACCCTGTCCGAAACATCCTCCACCCTTTCGCTAAAATATTTTTCGCTAAAAGCCGAGATGCGTACCGGCCGTATCAGCTCTGTGGTGGTGAAGTCCGCGTCACCGCGGCGGTATTCGTCGATCGATACCGCGTCCACAAAAGGCTGGGGCAACCCGAATTTATTAGTCAGTTTCATCCATGGTCCTCAAGGCGAGATTGTTGGCGGCAACGAGCAGGTTCCGACGTCGTTCCGGACTCATTTTGAGAACGGAAAAGAAGCAGGTAATCAAACTCGAGAGAGCGCGTTCCGGCGGGAAGTTCAGCCGTTTTGACACCACGCAAAAATTAAAGATGGCGTCAAACATTTTGTGATGCGACTTCAACAATTCCGGTGGTGGCAGGCTCTGGCTCATTATTGACAACGTCCAGATGATGTGTTTAAAGCGAACAACTAACGTGTGAAAACACTGCACAAGAAAAAGGTGCCGGTCGTCCACAGACGCAAGCCGGCACCCCCACACAAAAAACCAGCCATGGCCACACAACCGAAAAAGGAAGAGAAGAAAAAGGAAACGACCACTGAACCCCAGACCGTTGGTCAGGGAGGTCACGCTCCGCCACCTGAGAGCGTCGATCACGCAGCCGAAACCGAACGACTTCAGAAAGAGGATCGTGAACGTCACGATCACCAAGGCGACAAGTAGTCATTCCTGTAGCAGCATTTCCAGCAGACGCTGGGCGTTGACTGGGCCGATGTAACTGGCCAGGTGACTGACCAGCGCCGACACGGTTTTTTGCAACCGCTCGACCTGAGTTGCGAGCGGTGCCATTTCCTTCCAGTACTCCAGTTGCAGGTTCTCCATCTCGGTTAACTCAGCCGTCGTGGCGCTGCCATCGGCAGCTTTCTTCCAGAGCTCGCTGAACCGGTTCTGGATGGCCTCAATCTCAGAAGGGGATTTCATCGTCATCCTCCCTTCGCGAGGGTTGACCCTGACCTCTGGTGTCGCGATGATCCACCGGCTCGCGGTCATCCCCCTCGGCGTAATCGCGACGTCCGCGATACGCGCCCCGGCGACCGCCGCCACTGCGACCTCGGTAACCTCCGCCTCCTCGGCGATCATTGCGCTGCCGCGGCTTGAAGTATTTGCCGTTGCCAAGGATCGGCATCCGGTCGCCTTCTTCGCCGGTCTGTTTCACGATGTAATCTCCGTAGTCGGCCGACTCGCTGCCCCGCTCCGTTTCCCAGAGCGTGATGTTGACGTACCAGTCGCCGGTGCGATCGCCTTTGATGAAGCGTTTTTTGTCCAGTTTGTTGACGTTGATGTTAAGACTGATTGGCATTTATTACCTCCTTCTTCTGCAGATGAACCTCCAGCGCGGTCAGCGTGCAAGGCATCAAAGCTTTGGTTAACGCGTCCAGTTCCTTCACCCCGGTGGCTCTAAACCCGATCTCGGTCTGCTTGGGGATCCACACCGAGATGTCTTTGCCCACCGATTTATGCCCGTTCTCTCGGATGTTTTCCGAACTGCGCTTGGTTCCAGGGATCCAGAACCATCCTTCCTGCGTGGACAGGCAGCAGTTCACCCCGAAAATGGTTCGGGCCGTTGCAAGCTCCACGGGCCGTCCGGTCTCGGTCCAGAAGATTGTGCCCAGCAACATTTCGACTTGGTCATTGGCTAGTTTGTGTCTGCTCATGGCAGGTCCTTCGTTAGTGGGGTTGTGAATGTGATCTGATACCGCTCTCCGATCTTCCTGATGACCGGTTTGATGGGCGATTCCAAAAGGATGTAGGTCCAGTTGGGGTTGAATTCCCCGCCTGGCTCCCTGTGGTTGCTCCGGCCGATCGTCACCCATTTGCCGTGGAGGTGGTCAGCCAGCACAATGTTCTTGGGCTCTGAATCTTGGGAGCGGTTCAGATCGGTTTGACCCATCAAACCTTTGGCGATGAGCACACCCAGCAGGATGGCGATGCTGATAGTAAGGATCCATTTAAGCAGTTTCACAGTACCCTCCCGAACATGATCTGCTGGAGCAGGGCCGACTGCGCTTTTATTGTGGCAGCGGTGGGTTGCGGCGTTGGATACTCAATCCAGTCTTCGATTTCGTCCTGGATGTGTTGCGCCAGCGCCTTGCGGTTTTCCTCGGTGTTCTTCTCGGGGTGATCCTCGAGGAACTCCTTGGCCAGTTCGTAGCATTTGATGTCGTACATTAGACTGGTAACTCCTCATCTAATTGCAATGGAACGCCGTTACGCAGTTGTGCGAGCCGTTCCAGGGCATTTCTTTCATGCCAGACTGAGTCCACGTATTCCCAGCGCCCGAACAGCCACGCCGTATACCAAGGGTGTTGTTTCTGGATGATCCAGATGACGCCCCCACCCACATAGGTTCGTCTAAGTAGTCTGAATTTTCTCATGTGTTGAACCTAGCCGCTATGTAGCGACATTGTCAACAATTATTTTCGCTGGGGCGGGATGTTTTTTTCGCCACCGATTTCGGGCCGTTCGGCGGTTGGCGGCAATCCTGGCAGGAGTGCCCTTGCCGGCTTTCCCGCCTTTGCGTCCGATCTTGCGAAAGTATTCTCGAATCTCCTTGTTCATTCTCATAAGTTACAGCCGCTATATTATGCTCGTAAAATGAAAGCGCAAATGTGGCGTCCAGTGCCCTTGCCTGGCGTTCCATCCTCGACCGCGAGCCAGCGCACATCGCCCAGGTTTCTCAACTCGGCGCCGGCCGCCAGAAGTTTGATCATCCATTTGTCCACCGGATACACCAGCACCACGGTCTTGCCCTTGCGGTGTTCTTCGAGCGCCTTGTTCGCCCAGGCGGTCGGCCCCTTCTTCTTGCCCTCGTGCATGATTGCGCCAAAGGGAGGGTTCACGTAATTGCTTTTGCCCCACTCGCAGATTAGCCCGTCAAAATCCTCGGGAAGCGGGTAAGGACACGGATCGAAATCGAAATCGAATTCAGCCTGCAGCTCATCCATGAGCTGCGGCGGAGTGAGCCAGTAATGCCGGTTGCCGTCGCCGTGCCATTTTTCGAGGAACGATTGCCCCTGCCGATCGAACCGGCCGGTGTGTTGTTCGCAGCCCGGCGGCTTCGGGTTGAACGACACCATTTCCTGCTGGGTGAAGAGCTCGCGCATTGTCAAGTGGACAAACTTGTAACCGGATTTGTCCACATTTGTCCCAAGGCTTTGGCACGCATCTGGCTAGACCCCACACATGCCCTCACACTCGGATCCGAAGTTGCTGCCAAAAGTCATTTGGCCGTGGTCTTCGTCCGTGCGAAAATCCACCTGCGTTAAGGGAACCCGCGAGGCGTGGAGGTATGGCACGGAATCCCAACCCAGCGTCTGCGCCTTGCACTTCTGATATTCCTCCTCGAAGACCGCGGCGATCTTGAAACTCTGTGGTTCCTTGTCCCGGAGCCTTCGCCATTCGTTGTCGGTGTGATAGGGACACATGTCACAGGCGCTCCTTGGCGGTATTTTTTCCACGTTTTTCGCCATCCAGGCCACGCAATCACTTCGCTTAATTCGCATGTCCACGAGCGGGTAACGGAAATTCTGCCACGGATGCCTGGGCGTCTTCATTCGCTCAACTTCATCCAGTGAAATCCCCATCCAGCAGACGACCAGTGGATCCGCCTGGCATTCCTGCCACGGCCCGAGTGGAATTACCGGCAATGATTTCTTTACAAACTGTGGATCTTTCTCGGCGCCAACCGTGTTCTCGTGTCTCAGGTGGTTCCGCATTTTTCGCCAGTGAGCCAACTCCACCAGGGCGGGGCGATGCTTTCGTTTCCACGCTCGCATAACCTCGCGGCCGATCAGGTGACGCTGGCGCTTGTCGAGCTCTTCAACTTTGTAGGTCCACGTGCACTGCCGCGGTGCGATGCCCCGCTGACCGCTGCCTTTCAAGGTGAAGCTGGGGATACCGGCATACGTCCATTTGCCCTTGCCATCGGCACGGTCGTGCACCTGCAGGGTGTCCGCTATCAGATCGCCATGGGAAACGATGTGCACAGGAAAAGGCAGAGCACCCGACTGGTAAATGCCAACCTCGATTCTGGGCCGGATTAACCCGGTATGCTCGCACTTGAAGGAGGTCACAGAGACCCCGCACAGGTAGGAGAGCCAGTCGTAGACCGATCTGGGTTCCGCTCCGGTGTCGGCGAAGACGCCGGCCTCGGGCATTGGTTCAATCAGTCTGTGTGCCGCCATGAAGGCCACGGTGGAGCTTTGGACTCCGGCCCCCAGTGACAGTACGTGGATTGGTACGTGTTGTTCGGGTTCTGTTTTCATTTTTTGGTTCGCACCAGTGCATCGGAAATATGGTAGCAACCAGTTTTCCGCAATCCGGGCAGTTAACTAACGCTGGTATCTTTTTCATCTCTTGACGCGCCACCCCACACATGAAAGGTGGCGCGGGTAAGAGACAGCAGCCCCTCGGTGTGCTGCTTATGCCAAACGTCACCTTACCAAGCTCATACAGCCTCCCATCTCAGCTTGTCCTGCAAGGGGTGTTTGTCTACCCGAGGTCTGCCCCTCCAGTTCCACGATCTGCCGTTTACCTGCGCCACCACTTTCCACCCCGCAGCTCTCAGCGAGCTGCCCGATTCTACCGCCAAGGTATAGGTCACAAGCTTGCGGTAGCCCAGCGCACGCGCAGCACGCCAGCACGCGCCGTAAAGCATGCTACAGGCGTTTTTCGAGCCATCCGTGGCCACACGCGTCACTTCCGCGGTCCATTCGTCCTGGAGGCACCTGGCGACGGGCCGGCCGACGATCGCCACCCCGACTATCGTGTCATCTCGCGATACCGCGACTGCGAAGAGCCCCGATTGCGGCGCTTTGTGATGCCGGTGGTGCTGGTCAACGTAGGCGCGAGCGGATTGAACGCTCACAGGCACTAGTTCAAGTCGTCCCGATGTGTGCATGGCGCATCTGCCTTTCCACCTCGAATTCAAAAGCAGTCTGGGCAAGCCAGAGCGTTGATCGCCCCCATTGGTCTGCCATGGCTTCGGCCCAACCCTTGAAAAACACGCTCCGCTTGTGACCGCACCCGCCTCCGGTGTTAGCGTGCCACATCGGCGAGCTTCGCCCCGAGGCGTAGACCTTCCGCTCGCCCTTGCCCACCACGTTGGTCGGGACAAGCGGAGGAAGACCCTTCAGCCAAAGGCAGGTGGTCTTCGTGGTCTCATGCCCGAACTGCCACGGCTGGATGATCTGGTCGGGTTTTCGGATGCGCGTCGAGATCACCGAGACAGGGTTCTCGAGGCAGATCCTCGGGATCGGCGCGTCCAATAGTTTCCGAACGAACTCGAGAGCCTCGCGCTGTTCGCGCTCCTTGCGTTTGAAAAACGCCGCTCCGGAGACCGCCAGGTGCGTGCACGGCGGGTGGGCAATCATCAAATCCCAACCGTGTCCCAGCACCTCGAGAACATCCCTCTGGTAATGCTGGCCCGGTTTTTCGGTAGGCAGGATGTCGCAACTCCACGCGTCATGTCCACGGGCCGCGAACGCGTCGCGCACCGTGCCGGAAAATTCACAGGCTACCAGCACCCTCATTGTTCGCCTCCTCCGTCCGGTAGATGTGACGTGGGCGGATGTTCCGCGTCCCATTTGCGGTATTCCTCCTCCCATTCCAATCGTTCCTGCTCGGCATCACGCTGCTCCTGTTCCTCGTTCCATTTAATCCACTGGGATGCAGCCCACGCTTCCTCGCCTTTCACAATTCCTCCTTCCATTTCACCACCTGCTTCATTGAAGCGCGTGGGTCGATGCAAGCGACCTCCACTGTCTCAATGTCCTTGTAGAGCTCTGGATGTTGCAGTTTCAACTGTTTAATTGTGTCGCACAGATCCAAGGCTGCCACCCGCAATTTTCGCAGGAGGTTCCGGTGGTAGTTAGCTTCCGTGATGAGGTTGGCTATATACTGAGCGTTGCGTTGTTCGCGGTTCATCGGTCCTCCCTGCAATCATTGCGGAATTCAGCCGCCGCCACCAGATCGTCAAAGATATCCTTGCCGCACGAGAGGCAGATTCCGTGATCATGTTCATCGTGGTCGCACTCCTCTTGTTCCTGCTGGCGCTTGTGCGCGGCATAGCCGGCCAGCGCCTCCTGTTTCGACTGCTCCATCTTGAAGCAATCCTCGCACAGGTCATCACTGTAAACGGTGACCTTGTCGCATAACTCGCAACAGATGCACTCGCATTCATCGTCCCATCGCGAGCATTCACTGCACCAGTGTTCGCCCTGTGGCGGGTCATCGGGCTGGTAGCCTGTTGTGGGGTCGCCAATCCATTCGTTGGGTTCAATCATAGACATAGGTCAGCCTCCTCCAGTTTAACATGCGGGGGAACAACGCACTGGACCGCGATTGACTCCTCGCATTCGCAACGGATGTAGTCGCGGCTGATCACCTCGATGTCCAAGCAGCCGATCCGCGACAGTTCGCTCAAGGCTTCGCATTCGTCGCCCTGATGTTCTATCTCGTAGATTCTGAAGCGCCGTTTCATACCTCGCCCTCCTTCAGTTCTTCGATGGTTCGATCCTGCACACCCGTGCAGAGGTTGAGTTGATCTTGTGCATCGAGGTGCAATTCCAACGCTGCATCCTTGTCGGGCGCTTCAATCTCATAGGTGACCACCTCTGTGATGCGGAATTTTTTGATCTCGGTTTCTCCCATGGCTTCGTTCGCCACCTTCGCCACCTCTGCCCAACCCTCTTCAGAGGCAGGGCCGGAACCGTAGGAGTCGTGATCAATTTTCTGGACCAAACGTGCGAGCACCTGGAGTTTCGCAAAGTTCGGGCGCTCCTGCATGAACGCTTCGACAAGATCCACCAGTGCGTCGTGTTCGGCGTCGTTCGAGTCGCCATCAAGAGCTTTGCCAGCCGCGAGCAAAGCTTCGGCGAGCGGGGATTCTGGTTCCCGCGACCTTTTCGTGTTGTTTTTCGTTGTTGGCATAATCGGAGGGTCCACACGGAACCCTCCTCAATGCCGACTACAGCGGCAGTTTTTCGCGGCTTGTGATCTTCACCTTCAACCCTCCACGACGGCAGATGCCCGTCTTGTTTATGGCTGCGAGGTAGGCCATGTGTTCGACGTTGGTGATGTCCACGGTGGCCTCCCACTCATAGCGTTCGCGACCGTCTTTGACGCTCTCCTTGATTTTGCGTTCGCCGTTCAAGTAGAATTGGGGATCGGCAGCTTCGGTTCGCTCTTCGATGTGCGTGGTCACACGCGTGCCTGTTCCAGCCCCGATGAACTTGTGGTTGCCCTCGATTTTACGCATGCTTCACCTCTTTCTGTAGGTTCCCGACAGGCGTCACCGGAAACTTGCGGGTGACCACATCGGTTGTGGTGAAGTAGGTTTTGTTGGTCGAGACCTCGCGCACCACCACTGGGTAACGACGACGCCGGAGGTTGAGCCCCAGAATTTCCACGGGCCGGCCGTTCAGATTCACTTCCTTGTGGAGCGCGTCTTTCGAGATGCCCATGAATTCAGCCATGTCGAGGAATTCTTTTTCCTCGCGGGTTGGCTGACCGGCGTCGAGGTAGACTTCGGCGTTGAGTTGGATCTTCGCCGAGAGCCCGTCCGCTTCGTAGCGGATGTTACCGGCGCTGAGTTTCTTCAGCCCGAACTTTTCGCAGATCGGGATGAGTGCGGTGTCGATGTCCACGCGCAACTGGCGCAGGACGTTTTTGTCATTTAGTTTCATGTGTGTTTTTCTTCTCTGGTTTGTTGTTGTTCTGCTAACTCGATTGCTGCTGTGCAATCGAAAGGTGTGCGGCGCACCACACACGGGTCCGCATGTGATGCGCCGATGATTGAGCAGTCGCCCTCGCCCCTGCGAAGGCGTTCTGCCCGTGCCAAACGATGTTTGAAATCCTGCGTGGTTTCGTATGCTTTCACTGTGCTTTCTCTTTGAGTAACTGGTCTCGCAGGAGGTTGTCAGCGCCATCGACTGCGAAGCGGAGATCCTCACAGAGGATTCTTGCGTCCTCGATGGAGAGTCGCGCTTTCAGCGATGGGATTGTGATTTGCGGTTTGGGTTGACGACCAGCGGAACGAAACCCGTGGGCGTGTTCCTCGGTCACGATGTTTACTGTTCTCACTTGAATTCTCATTGGCTTACCTCATTTCTAAATCATAGCGGCTATGATGTCAAATAGTTTATTTTTGCCGCATCTGGATAATGTTTCCGCGCTTTTCGAGGACTGCGCCCACGGGAAACTTTTGCATTCCTGCTAGGAAGCGCCGGAAATCCCTGCGCCAGTCTTCGAGTTCCCTGTCGGTGGTTGAAGAGGTGAACCAACCGGCTCGCTGCATTGAAGCCATGTAGACTTCAACGAAAGCAGGGAGGCCCTCCTTGAATTCAACCACTTTGGCGGTTGTTGTTGCGGTGTGTCGCGACATGCCACAGAAACTCCGGTGACAACCGCAGTTGTCATCGGGTTCCAGATCTGAGTCACACTCGAACCCCAAGTAAAGAGGTTCGCCGTCTACTGTCCAACAGAAGTCAGTTTTTCTCTGACCCTGCGTTTCATGCGTACCGACCAGCACCTTAAAGGTGTTGTTCGACGCGCCTTTGCCCAGAGAAATTTCCCGAGTGGGAAAATTCCCGGATTTTCTACGGGCCGGATTTCTCCTGACGCCCACTGCATTGCTTTTCTGGTTCATACCTCTGCCGCCTGTCACGCGGCAGACATCTGAATCAGTAAGAGGTGTAGTACCTTTCGTCGTGACCAATCATCCGAAGGTCGAAGCGCAACTGCTCAATGCGTTCCTTGACCTGCCGCACCTCGTTCTCGGTGAGTGGCATATGTTTGAGCGAGTCTTCGCCGAATCGGATTGCTTCGACAGTGGCTTCACGTTCCCTGTCGAGTCTTCGCATCCGCGAGACCTGCTTTTGTTCTGCTAACCACGCACGTCGTGCTTTCGCCGATCTGCGTGCCGTCGTTGGTTCTGCTTTTGTTGTTGGCATAATCGGTGCGCCCACGCGGAGCGCACCTCAATGCTAACTACTGCACCATGCGCCGATTCTGAAATGCGATTTCATGTCGCCCTCGCGCACGATGACTGCCAGTGCGTCCTCCCATTTTTCGGCATGATCCATCAGCCACTCATCGGCTTCGCGGTCACTCTGGAACACGTTCGACTTGAACGAGAGACCGTTCGCCATTCCGATACCACCGCTGTAACAGTGACCGTTCTCATAGCGGTCCTGTTCCTGTTCTCTCTCGAACAGTATCTGTACTTCCTTCTCTGTGCCGGTCGTGTTGAATGAAACGTAGTTTGCGCCCATGGGGTTATTCACCTCCCTTCTGGTTGCGCTCTTCGGTGATTTGCGCCATCGCTTGCGCGATGAAATCACGGGTGAGCTTTTCCAAGTCACTCATTTTACTGGCCGGAACCGCCGCCAGCGCCGAGGAATATGGAACCGCGAAGTTTTCACCCTGCGCGATTCGCACTATTCGCCCTGTGACTCCAACCTCACTCTTGAAGAAGTCGTGCGCCGCAACGATGTCATTCCAACCGCCCTCCTCGAGGATTTCCCAACGCCCTTCGCGCTGCACTTCGATGAAGAACATTTCCTTCACGGGATGATCTCCAACGTAGGTGTCGCGTGTTTGATTGACCGCCCATGCGAGAGCGGACTTTGCGCGATCTGCGCTAATCTCAATGGTCACCGTGAGGGTGAGAGCGCCTTCGGCAACACTTGAGAGGTCACTTTCTTTCAAGCTCGCGGCGATGTTCGCCCCGACTTGTTCGGGTGTTCCGTGGACATCAAGCAGGTTATAAGCGCCGTCGCCTCTGCCCTGTTGATCAACGATACTTGCCCCCACGACACGGCAGTAACGTGATGCGTTTTCTGGTGCATCAACCTTCGTTGTTGTTTTCTTGTTTGGCATAAATTTTACGGGAGGATGTAGCAGCGTTTGTCGGTGCAGAAGTATGCGACTCGCGCAGAGTAAACTGGTGTCCCATCGCGCAACGTGAATGTGCTGCCGCGATAAGGGTTGTAGCAGACCTCGATTGCTTCACTGGGTGGAACGAAATTTGTAGCGGGTAACGCGCACTGTTCGCCATGTGCCCACGCGTGGACTGTGCGCTTGTGAAGCTTTTCCATGGCGCGTTTGTGACCTGCCTGACTCACGTAGAAGGTCACGTTGCAGAGGCTGGTTTCAGTGACGGTGTCCACGACTAGTCCGCGTTCAGTCACAGACCACAGATGTGTTCGCAGATTGTAATGGACTTTTGTCATACGATGTATGCTTTCTGTCCGATGAAGTAGCAGGTGTCCGCGTTGAGCACCGGCGTACCGTCGAGGGTTGTGAATGTTGCTGCACGGAATGGATTGTAAGTGACCTGCGTTGCGCCATCGGGAACAACCGAAATGGCAACCGCTTTCGTGCCCTCTGCCCATGCATGAACGCAACGTTCACGATGTTTGATCACCCATTGACGGGTCTTTTCGCTCACGATGAAGCGCACATTCGTTAGGCAATAGTTAGGCTGCGAGTCGATTTTGCGACGTCGCTCACTGATAGTCCACTCGCGAGTGTGCAGGTTTAAGTGCACTCTTTGGAGAGGTTCGTTTGGCATGCCCCAAACTCTCATAGCCGCTATGTAAAGTCAACACTAAATTTGACCCCGAAGGGCTTTGGGCCTAGAGGTGCAAACCGATGCACTCAACGCGCAAACGGGACAGTCGAATCAATGAAGAGAGTCTGAAGACACTGGTGATTGCATTCGGACCTCGCGCGGCAGCACGGGAAGCAAACCTCAACGTCAACACTGTTCTCTCTCTCGCGAGACGTCGAGGGTGGAAACGCAACAACGCCTCGCAACCTGCGTCATCTCAAATCCCTTCAATGCCGGCTGCGACTTCAGCGATCTGTGAAACCAAACCCGATTCCACACAGGTCTCCATCTGCACTCGTAGCCCTGCTGACTCTCTAGGTCTTGCCCTTGCAGGTCTCCGGTCACGTTCAACTCATCATCTGGCGACGTATGTTGAGAAGGCAAGTCGTGTTGCTGCTGAGTCGGATTCACCTCTGCAAATCAGTCGCAAAGTGAAGGATGTCAGTGATGTTCACAAGGCGCTTTGGCCTAACGAACATCAGCGCAATGATATTTTGCAAATCGGTGTGCTTGTTGGAGTTGTGCCGAACCCAGGTCGATCGGTTTCAGCTCCGGATGAGCTGACTCGTTAGGCAAAAATAAGCATGCTTATCTCGTGTGCGTCGCCCGTGGGTCCACCCTCCCACCCCCCCTCGCGCCAGGGCCAGGAGGCTACCGGTAAGACCTCTGCGCAGATAATCTGTAAAAAGCCTGGGGTGTCACATAAGGAGTTGACTGGCGTCACATTTTTGGGATAAAGCGTCACAAATGAGAAGTTCAGCGGAGCGGATGGCGCGAAAGAGGTGGTTGGAGAAGTTAAGTGGAGTGGATCAGGCGTTTGAGATGGAGCGGCCTGGGTATTACTGGTTTGAGGGGGAGGAGAGGGGGGTTGGGTGCTGGCGATGTGGGAGGGAGTTTAGGACGCGGTTGCGGTTGAACCGGTTTTGCGGTCCGGAGCATAAGAGGGAGTATTTGGATGGAGCATTCAGAGGGTCGTGAGACATACGGGATGCCGGTACCGGAGGAGGCGAACCAGGCGACGATAGAATTCTACGGGGTAAGCCATGAGGGGCCTTTGGGGCGTTACGGGCACATGCGCAATGCGATTGACCGGTGTTGGAACGATTACCGGCCGGGGACATTGATTTGGAACGAGTGGAGTGAATGGATGCTGGAGACGTTGTGCAGCGAGAGTTTTGTGACGATGACTGGGCCCGGGGCGAGTTGGAAGACGACGTGTGCGGCGATGTATGTGGTGGGTCGGTGGTACAGTGCGCCGAAGGACACGGCGGTGATATGCACGAGTACGACGTTGGACGGGTTGCGTAGGAGGATCTGGAAGGAGATCAGCAAATTTTACAGGTTGAGGCCGGCGGTGGGCAACATGGTGCAGAGCCGCAACTGCATACAGTTTGAGAAAGGGGTGGATGAGGCGGGGATATTCGGGTTGGCGACGGACAAGGGTGAGATAGAGAAGGCGTTGGGGAAGATCATCGGGTTTCACGCGCCGATAGTGATAGTGGTGGTGGATGAGATGCCCTATACGCCCGAGGCGATCGTGGAGGCGTGTGTGAATTTGAAGAGTGGTGCGCGAGAGTTTCAGTTTATAGGACTGGGCAACGCGGATGATCACTTGGATCCGCACGGGAGGATGAGCGAACCGGTTGAGGGGTGGGACAGTATCAGTGAAGAGACTCCGATGTGGAAGACCAGGCGCGGGGTGTGCATACATCTGGACGGGCGCAAAAGTCCTGCGGTGACAGAGGAGGATGGAAGCAAAAAGTATCCGGGACTGATTAACCAGGGGGATCTGGATGAGACAGCGGAGATATACGGGGAGGACAGTCCGCAATTCTGGCAGATGCGGATAGGGTTCTGGGCACCGGAGGGGGTGCAGAAGACGGTGCTTTCGATGCCGATGATAGTTAAGCACAGGGCGAAAGAGCGGGTGAACTTTGACCAGGAAGCGGTGTCAGGCGCGGGGTTGGATCCTGCGTATGAAGGGGGCGATCGCTGCACGCTGCGCTTCGCGAAATGCGGGTACGTAGAAGGCAAACAGGTGTTACTGTTGGGCGAGCGCCTGGTGATAAAGACCAGGTCGAGTCCGGATGATCCCCTTCACTACCAGATCGTCCGCCAGGTTCGTGAGGAATGCATAAAGAGAGATGTACACCCGAGGATGTTCGGGTTGGATTCGACCGGGGAAGGCGGCGGGTTGCACGCCATATTTCAGCGCGAATGGTCGCCAGAGGTTCTGGGCGTCGAATTC